CCAATCTACTGCGGCCAATGCCTCTGGCAACGACTTACCTTTTTGCATTGCTTCCAGCAGAGGGGCTAACATCTCATCAGTGAATGAGTTGGTGATCGCATCGGCCATGCGTCCATACAGAGCGTTCTGGATGCCTGCCATGATGGTGGCACTGATTTCACCACCAGCATTTTTCAGATTTCCTTCGATCAATCCTTTTTTGACGATGCTGGAAATGTCTCCGTTGTTTATGCCTGCATCGCGCAGCATAGCTTCCCGCGCCGCCTTGACTCCATCTTGTACCTGCTGCAGCGCTGGCAGTAGTGACAGGATGCCGACGGCGGCTTTACGCCCGGCATCGCTTGTCAGGTCTTGGGCCTTGGCAAGCTGCGCCAATTCTTGCACCGTCTTTGGTGTTGATACACCAAGCGATGCAAATGCCTTGTCCAGCTTCGCTGCGCTGTCTGCTGCCTTCTGCGCTGGTGTCGTCATTGCATCATATGCAGCGCCTGTGATCTTACTAAGGTTGTCAATCGAGCCTGCCGCTGCCACGATGCTGGTTGCCAGTTCTGCGCTGCCCATGCTGGCGTCAAGCGCAGACATGCCAACGGCTTCAAATACTGCGTTGACACCTTGCAGATTGGTGGCGAGTGTTTTTAGTGTGTCGCTGGATAGTCCGTAGACTGCTTTTGTCAGGTCGTCGCCAAATCCTGCAAACGCCTTATCAATCGCGTCCTTTGTTCCATTAGCGTCCAGCCCGCCAATCGACACCTCTACTTGTTTGCTATAGGTATCAACAGCGTCAGCAGATAACCCTATGGCACTTGCCCAGCCTTTCACGCTGGTGGTGATGGTTGATTCAATCGCGCCCATGTACTTGGCAACCTCTGGCGCTGGATCAAACCAACTGCTGTTCTTGGTGTTTCCGCCACCGAACAATCCGCCAGATTGGGCAAAGTCCTGACGGCCACCGAAGCGTCCTTTGCCTCCATAGAGGAACGTGCCAGTGGGCGTTACGCTGCCTTGCATGGCGTTGAAAAGCGATTGCGCTGCAACTGCTGCAATAGCGAATGGGGCAGCGGCACCAACTGCACCGCCTATACTGGCTGCGAATTTACCGGCTGCAAAATCACTAGAAATGGTTGATACCACTTCACCAAAACTCGCGCCCTCTATCGTGACGGCTTTGGCTGCTTCCAGTGCGTTTGATCCGAACGTACTCACTGCCAACGATGCGGCATTTAGAGCCGAGGATATGCCGCCAGAACCTGATGCGCTGCCACCAAAAGATAGCCCGCTCAAGACGCCACCTGATAGCGTCACCCCGGTTTGCCCTGCAATGCTGGCCGTGATGTCAAACACCCATTTGCGCACGGTCATTTGATACAGCACATCAAGCAGCGTCGTTTTCAGAACGTTTCCGAGTTTGGTAAATGCGTCTTGTCCACCATCAAAGATGTTTACAAAAACGTCATGCGCCGTTCTGTCCACAGATGCCCACAACGATTGGAATTCTGCTGCTGCATTTGCTTTTGCGACACCTTCAGCATTGGCCTGGATCAATCCTCGCAGCGCTGCAGCCTGTGCTCGATATTCGGCAGCTATTTTCGGATCAGGAGATGCGGTAGCTTTGCGCTCTAGCTCTGCAGCATTCAGCTCAATTGTTTTGGATCGCAACTCATCAACTGCCTTTGCAGACAAGCCTATTTCTGCATTAGATTTCTGTCTGTCCTTGAGCTGTTGTTGTAAGCTGATTGTTTTTTCCTGTTCAGATTCCAGCAGCTTTGCATTCGCTTCTATACCGGCCTTAAACTCTTTCGATTCCAGAACATCCAACGCATCCGCTTCTTGCTGCTTAATAGCAATGTATTCGCCGGACAGCTTTTGTAATTCAGCCTGTAGTTTCGTTTCCTGTGCAATGCGTTCTTTTTTTGCAATGCCAGATTTTTGTACCGCTGCCAACTCCAACTCTACAACAGCCTGTTGATCTATATTCGCGTCCTGCGCTATCTGTGATTTTTGCGCAATGTAATCACGCTCAGATGCCAATCCGATAGAGTGCGCAGTTTCAAGCGTTTTCAGCTTGCTTTTTTCCAGCTCTTTTGCGGCATCTTGCTCTTGTTCATAGATCGCAATCGTTGCATCAAGCCTAGCCTTTGCAGCTTCTTGCCCCAGTTTTCCCTGTGCCTCGTCAAACGACTTCAAGTCGTTCATGGCTTCGACGTGGCTGGCTTTCAACCGTTCATCGCGCTGCTTTATTAGTGCCGCCTGTTTTTCTGCCGTGTCGTACACGTCTGTTTTTGCGGCTTCTTTGGCATATGTAGCAAGTATCACCTTGCGGTCGTCCATCTCTTTTTTCAGGATGTCCGTGCGCAACTTGCCAAAATTCTTCATTTCGTCGAGCGTTTTTGCACCAGCTTCGCGCTCTCTTTTATCAGCAGCCGCTTGCTCGCGTGCGAGTACCGCATCACCACTTCCGACGCCACCAGATATGGAATCAGTTTTTAACTTTTGCAGTGCAGCACGCGCTTTATCGGCTTCGCGTGTCAATGTTGGCAGTTGCTGCTCAATGCTCTTAATCTCTTGATTCCAATATGACTTGTCTGGATTTTTTGGATTCTTGTCAACAAGCTCACGATAATGCGCCAGTTTCTTGTTTGCCTCTTCAAACTTCTTAACTGTTGCCTGCATACCAGTCGCACTTTCCTGGTAGCTCTTAACAGCAGACGATACGGCCAAAGTGGCACCGCCGATCAGAGACAAAGTAAGGATGATTGGGTTGGTCTTTGCAGCAATGCCAAGTGCCGTTACCGCTGCCGTAAGTCCCCATACTGCTGTTGCCGTGCCTGCAACACCCGCTGCGCCTTCTGCGAGTGATATTACAAACGCAGACACTGCTTTGTTTTTCTGTACCGCATCGCCAACTGAGTCGATTGTGGTTGACAGAGATTTTATTGCACTAGAAATGGTTGCAGTAGTACCGCTGGCCTTGTCTGCCTCACCAACAAACTTCATCACGCTGTTGGTGAGCATGGTGAAAGATTGACCCACTGTCAATGTCGATGATTCAATCTCTTTCGATAGCTGCGGCCCAACTTTTTCCAGTGCCTTTATAACAGCCTCGCTGGTGAGTTTCCCCTGTTCACCCAATGCACGCAGTTGCCCGATTGATACACCAAAGCCATCAGCCAGCGCACGCGCAAGTCTTGGCGTTTGCTCCATGACTGAATTAAGCTCTTCACCACGCAGGGTGCCGCTTGCCAACCCTTGCCCCAACTGCATCAACGCTGCTTTCATGCTTTCAGCACTACCACCGCTGATTGCCATAGCTGCGCCAATTGATTCTGTGACTTTCAGAATCCTTGACTGGGAAATGCCTAGTTCATTTCCAGCGCGTGCAATGGTTGAATATGTAGCTCCAAGCTCGGTGAAACTGGATCGTGTACGCTGTGCAACGCTAAACAGGCTCTCATACGCAGCAGCAGCAGATTGGGCACTATCAGCAGACAGTTTGAGGCTGGTTTGCAGCGTTGTTACGCTGTCCGCCATCTTGATAAGTGCTGTTGCTGCCCCGACTGACACAACACCGGCAAGCGCAGCACGCAGCGTATCAACACCATCTGCTGCGCCTTTCGCACTCTCGCCAATTGCGCTTAATCCCTTGCCGGTTTTGTCGGATATACCGCCTGCAGCGCCGCTTAGACCGTTCAGACTCCTCTCAACGCTATTGATGGCGTTGGCCGCTTGACTGGCCCCGTCAACAGATAACCGGATGCCTAATTCAGTAGCTGCCATACATCACCTCATTTTGCTGCCGCACGCTCTTTTTCTGCGCGTGCTGTGAGCGTTGCGCGTTCTGCAGCCTGGATGCCTGCGAATGCTTCGCGTCTCGCGTCGCCATGAATATCCTGCACGTCGAGATAAGCTGCCACACCGGAATAGTCCAGCCCAGTAGCTCCACCCATGCCCGCATATCGCCACTGTGTTTGCACAGCGCACCAGTGCGCCCACGTCTCAACGTTGCACGGCCATAACAATCCAATCTCGTCAGGCTGATCGCCAGCGAAAAGCGTGCTGAGGATTGGGCTTGCTTTTTCATTGTCGGCAGGCTGGTCTGACGATGCGATCTGGTACGCGAGCGCGGCTAGTTTTTTTCCTTCGCACCCACCTCTGCCAGGTAGGTACGGAATGCCAGCGCAGCAACGCCTGGGATTTTGCAAAGCTGGCGCAACCCAGACTCATTGAACGGGATAGGCTTGTCGTCGCCATCACGCACGCCGGACCAATCTTCCACAACGTCAACGAGGAAATCCGCCATGCTGGCTTCGGACTCGCTCTTGAGCTTGTTGTTGATCTGATCAGCGTCCAGACGCATGCACGTCAGACGGAAATCAAAAGGCTGCGGGATGCCGTTTGCATCGTTGATTGCGCCCTTGACCTTGATACCTACAGTATCGCTTACTATGATTTTGATAGCCATTGGTTGCCCTATTTTTGAAAAGTTGCCCGCTGTTTGGATTGGCGAGAGCACACGGAACAGGGGCGAAACCGTGTAGCACGTGTCGCCACGTGCATGCCCTGCCAAAACGCGGATTACGACGAGTAGGCGATCTGACGGCCCAGGAAGCTGATGGCGCACTCAACTTGATTAACCTGTCCTGATTGCATACGGGCCGACTCGTTGACGGTGATGTAACCGTAACCGTAAGATGTGCCACCACCACCAACGATGCGGAATGCCACCTTGGTGAATGTGCGGCTCAGACCCAGCAGCGTCTGATACGTAGCATTCGCCGGATCATGTGCCAGTGTCAATGTAGTGGTTGCAGCGTTGAAGCCAGTAGGGATTTTGATACCCTGGCGAGCCGCCAGCAATTGCACATCGGTGAAGCGAGTATCGCCGCCAGATGTGGCAACAGTCAGCACCTGTGGGATGTCAGTCCAGCCAGTTACTTTCTGTGTTTCGCCAGTGCCGGTGCCTGCGCCAAAATACGTCGTGCTGGAAGAGTCCAGGCCAGTGGCCTCGAACGTGTCGGCAGTCAGTTGGTTTGCAACAAAGATCGAGTTTGTTGCATCTTCCCAGCCGGACGTGAACAGGAAAACGTCGCCGTCGCTGTAGCCGTGTGCTGTGGATGTCAGCACGGCAGGGTTTGCATTGCTGACTGCGGTAATTGTTTTCGCGCCAGCGAAAGTGGTGCTGAATTGGAATTTGGCACCTTCGGGAAAATTGAAAGCCATGATGGTTTCCTCTAGTTAAAAATCAGTTTGTGATGCGGTGGGCGGTTGTGAAGCCGTCCTGCCACCACATCAGGCCCGGCTGAAAATCAAGCAGGGCAGCGCCTGCAAAAGTGATCGGTTTTGTTGCTGTGGCTGGTTGCCAGCCCATGAGCGCTGTGCGCACGGATGCGCGTAATGTTTCAAGATCGGCGATGCCTTCTTGCCCTGCGCTTGACTTGAGATTGCGCACTGCGTAAACAATGCCAAATTCGACGGTGACGGTTTGCAGGATGTATGCGGTAGCCGGTGACGGCTCGGCGTCCTCGCGCTGCGGTATGACGTAGCATGCTGGTGCTGCTGGTGCAGCCTGCAACGCCATATCAAACTCTGCAGCGCCACCAACCACTTTGAACGATGTGCATTGCACCTTGATGCGATCTACGATGGCTTGCAGGTTCATGCAGCACCTGCCTCATTGATGCGCCGCTGGATAATGCCGATGATCTCGGTTTGGTCATCCTGGCTGAAACCGAGGTACGGGCGGGCGGGGATGTTGACGGTCCAACCTGTACTATTGGTTCCCCATACCGTGCGCGCGCGTTTGTGCGAGTCTTTCGCAAACCTTGTGCGGCCTTTGACTACACGCAAGCGCACCATGCGGGATTGCGGTGGGTGGTATGCGGATGCGCCGAATTGATGCGCTGCGGCGTATTCAACGTTTGTTCCGATGAATACGCTATTGGCATCGACGCGCTTGGTAATGCTGTTGCGCAGCCTTCCTGTATCCAGCAATGGCATTGGCGCCTCTGCGCCTTTCCCCTTGCGCCTGCTGCGAATCGTTGCAGCGCTCAACGGCTTCCATGGGGACCCGTCAGGAGATGGGCCGCTGGATTTGAAACGCAGCTTGGTGCTCTCAACCGTGGCCTCGCCAATTTCTGTCAGCATCGGCCTGAGATTGCTAAAAGCACCCGCCGCAGCGCGTAAGCGCCGCTGGATCGGGTCAAGGCCAATGATTTGCGCGTTGACGTTCACAGCATCAGCTCCATAACGTCATCTGTGAACACGCTCACGCGGCTTGATGGCGTTGCGCCAGGGTTGATCGTTGGAGCTGTGGTTTCGTTGAACAGCTTGATAGAGCCGTTGGCTATGCCCTGCAGTTCTTTCACAACGTCTTTGTAGGCGATGTACGCCGGGTGATCGTCCTGCAAATCACGCCGCCACATGTTGTATCTGGCGATGGTGCAGACGATGCGCACAACGCTGTCAGGCACAGTGACGAACGGCAGTTCTACGGCAGCTGATATGTACCCTTCGGCCTCGGCCTGCGCGTCTGACAGTGCATAGGAAACACTCGCGCCTCCAGTTTCTAGATCGGCAATCGCCGTCGTCCCGAAACGAGATTCCAGATTAGCGCGAGTAGCCCATGCCATGGCGTTAGCTCATCTTGACGGAGAAGATGGCGCTTGGGCGTGTGCAAACCATCACTGGGTTGGTCTGCATTTCGATATGCCATCCACGGTTCCCGCTGTCAATTGGGTAAGCCTGGGCGTAGTACGGAGTACCAAGCGCGCCTGTCCCAACGCTGGTAAGCGTGTCTGCTGGTGCGAAGGCTTGAATAAACAGGCCGGAAACGCCAGTTGGTACTGCGATGCCCTGATCTGCCGTAATGACCGTCGTACCTGCGCCGCGATACCGGATGAAGCGCACGCCACCGTACATCACCTCATCACGAGGATCTCCGCGCAGATTTGCTGCCTGCTGGGTGTACAGGTACGTGTCCTTGATCTGCTTGTTTTCGATTACGTCGTCCCACAAGCCATCAGAGCAGTACACGTCGATACCAGAGAACGGAACGCCAGCTAGGGCGGATTCCATAGGTTGGATCAACTGCGTAAACAGCAGTGCGCGTGTTTTTGTGGCATCCGTTTGGAATGCTATGGTTGCATCGCTTCCACGGCTGCCAAATGCGTTGCTGGTAGTCTTGATACAAGACATGCGCAGCGATTCAAGCGTCTGGTCAACATTGCGGCGCAATACAGCAAGCGTTTCGTCCCGGCGCGCTGAAATCAGCTCGTTGATTGCTGCGGTGCCTGCGCCACGTGCATTCAGCACTTCGTCTGCGTACACAGCGCCGTCATGGCGATAATGGGCAGTGTCGAATGTGTGTACTGCACGGCGCTCCAGCGTGACGGTCTTGGACGGAGTGCCACGGCTTGAAGCTGTCATCAAAGAGCCGCCGTTTGCTGGTTGCTCTTCGATGGCCAGCTTAGTGCCTGCGAGTGCGCGAGTCTCAAACAGTCCAGACAGTTGCGTCGGGATGTACGGCAATTTGGCAATTGCCATCATCAGCTCGGTGCTGGTGAAAAAATCAAGGTAGTTATTCATGTTTCAGTCTCCAGCGGATTAGCGGGCAATGAGGTTTTTGGTTGCGAGAGCCACAGCCGCAGAAGCCTTGCTCGTCGAATCATTCGCGGCTGCCCATTGCAAGATGTCGGTCTTGTATTCAGCGTTGCGGAACAACACGGCACACGTGGTATTTGCGCTGGTGGCGTCTACTGCCTCAAGCGCAATCGCAGTGGCTGTACCAGACCCGTCTAGGTTGCCGTCGTCGTATGGGACATACAGGCCATCTCCTGCAGCCACTGTGATCGTGAAACCGTCGCCTGCCACGAAGTCGGTGCTACCGTCTGCCAGGGTGAATGCAAGGCCACCCGCAGAGAATGCCGCTGCAACGATGCCCCGCCCGACGAAGATGCCATCAGGGTCCGTGACGATGAACGTGCCTACGTTGGTGCCGGGCTCGACAATCACCAATTGATAGTTGCCCAGCTTTGCGCCTGCGCTGACGGTGATAGCGCCCATGGTGCCGTTGCCGGTGCTGGATGCAAACGCTGTGGCATATGCTGCGGTAGCCGTAATCGTCGTGCTGGATGCAGTCTGCGATGTGTCCACCGTATAGGTGCCAGTGCCGCCTGTGCCGGTGCCCAGTGCGGTGATCTTGGTGCCAGCGGTCACGCCTGAGCCACTGATGGTCTGTCCAACGGACAAAGACCCGGATGTGACGGCGGTAACGGTGAGCGTGGTGGTTGCGATGCTGCCGGTCACAACGCCTGCTGCGGTGGCCTGGCTGCGCTTGCCAAGCACCATTCCTGCGGTGATTGCGCCTGCGCCTTTTGCAATCGTGACTGTTTCACGTGAAAGCGTGCCGGGTGCTTCGCTGGAGATAATCTCACTGGCGCGATACGGCTCGGTGTATGTAGTCATGGCTGATCTCCTTTATGCGGCCTTACCGCTGACTTGGTTCATCAAAATTGCGCGTGCTTTAATCAGCTCGGCCTCTTTAGAGTCGGCAGCGCGGCCATCAGTTGCCTGCTCCGAGAACAGATGCGCCTGGGCAGTAGCGGAAGGCTTAAAGCTCTTCAGCGTTGCGCTCAGAGTCACAAATGCGCCGTCGTCAAGCGCTTGCAAAACGCTCGATTCGTCAGCAGTCAACTCGCGCGAAAGATCAGCGCTCAGTTGTGCAATTGCTGCCTGACGCGCGGCGAGCTTGATTTGTTTCAGTGCGTCCTCGGCTTGCTGGCGTGCGGCTGTTTCCGCCTCCAACTTTGCCGATAGATCGTTGATCTGCTTTTGCAGGTCTTCGTTCATATCGTTTTCCTTGGTTTGCGGAATCTCTGATTCATCCGTGATCGCCAGATTCCGGCTGAATGCGGTCACGGTGGTGTTTGGATCAGCGCCCACCGGAACGAAGGAAACTTCGCGCAGTGCAGCGTTTGAAAAGATGGTGTTGACGGCCAGGGTTTTGCCGTTGAGATTGATCGCGCTCGATTTGTCAGCGCGTTTGATGTCGGCCTGGATGCCGACGGACATTTGCCACGGAGCGCCCTCGGCCATCAGCTCGGATACTTCGCGCCCGTCTTTCGATGATTTGAAAAACTCGCCATCGACGATGATTTGCCCGTCTTGCAGCGATGCGCGGAACTTGCCCGCCCTGCGCGTGTGATCGTGATCTACTAGGGCGAACAGCTCACCGTCCGGGAGCTTTACGCTGGAAAGGTCAATTGCTGCATCGCCAAACGATCCATACTGCGGGATTACCCCGCCAGAGTAGGCAATGCCACGGAAACGCTGCGGTGTAGCGGCGTCACGCTGTACGGCAAATGTTAGGCATGTAGCTGTCTGATTCATACCGCGAATGGTTGCGGTATAAGGAAAAACCGTCTATATGACTGATGTCATAAGAAAAAGTTATGTATTATTTCCACGTATTCATTGACTTTGCTAAAGCGGTTGCTGAATGACGCTATTGCTCGGGAGGACGCAACTTGCGCATCTTCGCAGCAACAATCGGATTAGCCTCGGCCAGCCGCTTTGCCATGAGCGCGTCGAGATTGGCGTCGTGTGAATCCGCAGGGTTGTAGTCAAAGCCTGCATCCGGTTCGCCTTTGTCCCGGTATTCTGTGAACCCATTCCAGCCGCGTTTGATGGCCTGGGCCTCGGTCAAGGCGATTGTGGTGCACCGGCAATTGAACCCATTGGGCGGGGTGATCTTCTTCCAGATTGGATCATTCAGCGGAGCGATGAAGTTATCAAGCGCGGCATGATTCGGCCTTGTGCGGCTGTCGTTGATGGCGTCGTACATCAGGAATGGACGATGCGCGGCATTCTCGCGCTGCTGCTGCGTGCGGCCTATGCTGTAGCATGTCTGAACGTGCGTGCGGAATATCGTTTCCATGCGCCACTTGCCCAGCGCCACGGTTTCAACACTTTGTAGCTTTTGCCAATCGCGCAGTGTTATGCCTGTTTCAAGCGCATGGTTGAGACTGTCGAGCACATCTTGTATCTGATTGAGTGCCGTTAGCCCGGACACGGTAAACGCCTGCGCACGTGCCTGTGATTGTAGCACACCATAGAAAAACTGCGGCAGTACGCTGACACGATCCTCGCCCCACGCGATAGCCTCGTCAAAAGGCAGGTCAAAATCTATGTTTAGAACGTCCATGCACGGCCAATTAGTAGTATGTCTTGCTCACGCTTTTTTCTCATGCGCGTGCGCTTAGGCTTTATGCCGCTTGGGTCAATCTCTACACCATTAGTCCTGCCAGCGCCTCCACGTATAGGCGCTCTGTGATGGTGCATCAACAAGTCAAGCAGCATTAAACGGCCTGCTCATATGTGGTGATGGTTGCCGTAATCTCTTGGGTGTTCGGGTCTCGCTCTACTGTCTGCACAGCCTTTGACGGGTGTACGTTGTTTACTGTCACGTCAGCCGGTTGCACCGTGAGCTCTACGTTTGGCGCGGCCACCTGTACAGTGGGCGGTGCCACGTTGACGACTGGCGCAGCCTGTTCTGGCACGTGTACATCAACCTTCACGGACGGCGCAGGTGGCGGCATCTGCTCTGCCATGTTTACGGTGACTGAAGGCGGGGTGATGCTGATGTGCATCTCTGGCGCGGCTTGCTGCGTCTCTTTCGGCTTCGGTCCTTCTTTTTCTGCAACGACGTAACCAAGTATGCTTGCAGCCACATTTGCACGTGCTAGCAGTTCAGCGAATCTTGGGTTTTGCTCGTCCAGTAGCATGGATAAACGCACAGCCAGGTCGGTAGGATCGGTTGCGGCCTTGACCGCTGCAAGGATCGCAGATTCTGCTATTGGTGGCTGTGCCTTGGCGATGATAGCGCTGCCAGCGTCCTCTATTGCCTGCTGCTGTGGCGTAAATTTCTTCTTCCCTGATGCAAGCGTTAGCGCTGCCATCTGCACATCGTCTGCCTGTTCTTGCGCGTCCTCGGCATCGGATGGAACCGTCTCGGTGGTAGCCGGTGCTTGTGGCGCAGACTCTTGTTCTGCCGCAACATCCGCGCCATCATCTGCCATCTCAAAATCGCCGTCTCGATAATCGAATCTGTCAATGTAGTAGTCTGCCGTAAAGCGCACGCCCTGCTCATAATGCAGCTTATCCCGCTGTGCGCGCTCAAGCTCAAGGCCTGTGTCATCGCACATCACGAACTCAGGCGGGTTAGAGATGCCATTCAGCGCCGCCAAATTGTTGATGAGTTGCTGCGCTGCATACGTAACCATGCGAATGTCCGCGTTACGCTTTGTTTCCTGTACCTGCTGGTGCACCTTGGCGGCTGCGTAGCTTCCTGCTTTGCCCACGTCGCTGGTTAGCGTTTGCCCGAGTATCAGCTTTTGGATACTCTTGGACATTGCCGTTTCAAACCGTTCAAATTCTCCGGCCTGCGTGATGGAGATGTGCTCGATGTTGTCGTCTGGGCCAATCGGCAATCCTGCGCCTACGCCCAGCGATAGCAGGTCATTAACAAACTTTTGCTGATCGCGTACCTTGCCGATTAGCAGCGGCTCTCCAAAGCGCTCCAGGAACTTTGCCCAAAACTTACGGCCATGGCTGCGAAAAAATGCGGTCCAGTACAGCCTGGAAAGCAGCGACTCACCATACGGCTGGCGATACGTCGGACGATTTCGGCACAGGATGAACTTGATGGACTGGCACTCTACCTGATCGCCTGTGAGAGGTCGATAAATCAACGAACCATCATGGCGCGGCTCAAACCACTCCAGCGGCTTTTGGCTGACGTGCGCAATACCGATCCTGCCTTCGCGCCGTGCATAAACCACCTCGGCCACACTGTATCCATAGAGCACCGCATCAAATGCCGCGCCGATGATGTCGTGCATGTGTGGATCTATCTCTTTTGTTAGCCACTTATTTACACGCGGCTGCTGCGGCTCAAGTCTCCACGGCGTAGCAAGCAACGCCTCGCGCCTGGTGTCCAGGCACTGGGCAATTTCGTCATCATGCTCAAGTGTGCGCAAGCTGGCACGGGTTAGCCCAGCTTTGCGCAATACCTCGTCCGGGTCTGGGAAACGAGTTAGCCAGCTGACGAACTCATAAACTGCCTCATCGTCGTATAGCTTGCGGCCCGCCTTTGCAGCAAACTGGATTGTCTGCGGTTCGGTGCTTGGTAGTCTGGTGCTGGTGCGTCGTGTCATGTGCTGGATGATCGCGCCGCGCCTGTTACCGTGCAATCTGACAGATGTCAGGCTAGCAAATCAAGGTCTGCATCATTGGAACTGGATATTAGTCGCCATATCTGACGCTCCGTATACCGTCCCTCATATCGGTACTCACGTGCTATTTCTTGCACCGTCTTGCCGCGCTTTCTGAGCGCGTTGATCTCGTCCCGCCTGCGGTACAGCTCCACAACGTACCGGCTCGGCACATAAATAATGCTCCCCCCGGCCCAATCGACAAGCCTACGCGCCCCCGGCCTGCCTATTGCGCGCTCAAGTTTTAGCCCGTTTGCGTCCTCAGAGTCGCTTGGTACGTAGTAGTTTGTCCCACCACACCACGCGCATAGGTCCAGGTATGCTTCCCTGCCAATGATGTCCTCGATTAGATTTTCTGCTGCTGGCTTGTCGATCAAAATATCCCCCATTGTCTCGGTGTTGGTTTGATTGCTGGTGATTCGGACATTGCAGACTGGACGCCGGACCATGCGATGGCCATGGACATAACGCCATCATCGTGTCCTCCGCGAGGCGCTCCGTAGCGCATCATCCCGCTTGGAAGGCGCTCTTGATCGAACGCCATCAGCTCGTCTATCAGCCATGGCACGTTCGGCAGACGTATGGCGGCATTCTCGAAAGCCAGCGCCAGGGATTCGATAGCCTGAGTCTTGCTGGCAGCGCTGGTGTGGAACGCTTGCACTGGTAGCTTGAGTTTTTGCAGTTGCTCAATCAGCGGCCCGCCCATGCTGTTTGATTCGGCTAGGATCGGTGCGCGTGGGAATCGCAGGTGCAGCGCCTGCAACCGATTTAGCTGCACGCTGTAATCAATGTCGGTGAAACGGTCAACGGCCACCACTGCGCGGCTACGTGCGTCGATAGTCGTAAACACAGTAAAGTCGTTGTGCCTGCCCCAGTCCACGCCGATGACGTAGGATGTGCCGTCTCCGGTGTCGCGGGCTAGGTATGGATCTGTGTGCAAACTGCTGTCGATTGCTTCTGTGATGCGCCGGAATACGCCGCCACCATCCTCCAGGAATTGCGCCAGGTACTCCTGCGAGAATACGCGCTCTGGCAAGCTGCGCCGAGCTTCCTCTACTTCGTGTTTATCTATGTGTGGATTAGCTGTTGTTGGGGCGTGGTGAGATGCCCAGTTTTTTACGCTGCCTGTTATCCCTCGCTGGTGCAACTCCCAGAAGTAATTTCGCCCCTTTGGTGTACTGAAAAACCATGCTCCTCCATGATGATCTGTTAGAGTTGGGCGGATTGCTTCATCCCATGCTTGCTGCAGGTGACGTGCCATTGCTGCTTCGTCAATGATGACAATGCCATATCTACGCCCGCGCCCGCAGTCGGGGTCTTCAAGTGTCCAGAAGTCCAGCGCGGCCCCAGTTGTCAGCTCCATGCGATGCTGTTGTGCATCGGTGCGCTTGATGACAGATTGCGCACCTAATACGTGCTTTGCGTTGCGCCATGCTTCATCCAACAGCTTGTAATTCGGGGCAAACCATCCAACGTCATAACCTTGTATTAGCCCTTTGAAGTATCCAGGCCACCCGGTTGCAGCAAGTGCGATTCCCATAGCCGTTTTACCGAATCGCCTTCCACACGCCACAGCGTTATATCGCTTGGCGTTCTTGATGATGTTTATCTGACCTTCGTGGAAACCTACTGATTCATTCACTCAACATCATCCTGTTTAGGCTTCCTGAATAATTCAGTAAAGAACAGCGCCAAATCAATCTGTCCTGTTGTCTTGCTCTGGCTGTTGTCGCGTTCAAATCCGCCGAGGTGTCGCATCAGACTTTCAAGCGCCTTGTTTTTGTCGGATACTTTGAACTTCAGGACTTCACCAACGCCCATCTCGGCGTTACCTGTGCGGCAAATTTCAACACCAGAGATGGCAGCGGCTGTGTTGTCGTCCAGTTTGTGCAGTGGAATTGGTCGTCCGGTATCATCAACCAGCTTGCGAACATCCAAGAATCCGATGCGTGCCATTTCACGAACTACACGCTCTACAGTGATTCCAGTGGCTTGCGATATCTTTGCCCTACCATCTGAAATTGCGGCAGATACTCCAGTTTTACCTAGCAGCTGGCTGCCAATTCGATCAGCCATTTTTGCGCTGTAACCCGCTCTAATTGCCGCTTGCGTTGCGTTCAAATCAACGAGATATTCTTCAACGAATCGCTGCTGTTTTGGTGTCAGGTCTCGCATCTCTCACCTCCTTGTGTTTGCAGCCTTCGCAGCGTTTATCAGTCTGTCCAAGCCATGTGCGTGTAAATTGACATTCCTGCTGGCCGAATGTCTGGATTGGTGGCCTATCAATTATGACAATAACTGAAATTGATGCCCTGCGCATTGCCTACGCCTACCGCAATAACCCGCACGGTGTCAAAGTAGAGCATTGCCCAGCAGTAGACAGTTTCATGGTTACTGTCTGGAATGAAAAAGCCAAAGCTATGGGGATTGACGTATGAACCACACCGACTACATGACCGGCGCAGAGCTGCAAGCACTGCGCGAAGCCTGCGGGCTTGACCGTGACCAGTTTGGCGAAATGTGCGGAGTGCAAGGCCGCAGCGTCAAATACTGGGAGATGCGCAGCGGCGTGCCTGCCGACGTTGCGGATTTGGTGTTGAAGCTGGAAAAAAAGGTGCGCGAAGACGCCGAAGCGAACATCGCGTATTTTGGTAGTACTGTACAACTGGAAAGCAAGATACCCGTGTTTGTCAGGGGCGCAGACCCGATTAAAAACGCTGTGAACAATCGGGTGTTTCTAGCGCTTCGTGCCATGGGGAAAGACGTGCGGCTTGTGTCCTTTGACTACAATGCGTACCGTGCGCAGTTGACAGGCCCAGACACGCCAGAAGCCCGCCAAGCCTGGGCACGTAGGGCTCTTAAAGAGCAGGCGAAGCCACACCGGAAGGATCAGCCAGCGTGACGTACCCATCCTGTAGCGGGAATGCTTGACTCACCACCCCATCCTTGAAATTTTTGAGCACCCACCCATCCAGCGGAAATCAGGCACCATCCACCCCTGTAGCGGTAAGCAGCGCCTACAAATCAAGCTTAGGCGCAAGCGCTACCATAGCGGCATGTCCTGCTGCTGCTTGACTTCTATCAATCTGGCTGCTCAACCACTGCGCAAGCGGTAGCAGTTCAGCGGAGAATTGCCTATCGAATGGGATTTTGCCGGTTCCGTCGCAGTGATTGCACTCGTCGCCGTTGACTGGTGTACCTGCAATGCGCTTAAATCCTGTTCCGCCGCACGGCTGGCATGTGCCGAAACGATACCACGCCAGGACTGCTTTCGCCAAATCACCGCATTGCAATTCTGTAATGCGGTATTTGTGCCTCTTGCTTCTGTCAAACGCCATATTTGCCAGCGTATCAATAGCACTGGATGCACCGCCACCGGATAGCAACCGTGCAAGCGCGACACCAAGCGGTTCAGCCTTTGCGGCCAGACCCATAGCCCCCAGCACATCCGTGTCGCTCATGTACGTTGCAGGGTCCGATTTGAGTGATGTTGCGTGCACTGCTGATGCATAGCGTTCGGTGATTCTCATTGTTTTTGATACCAATTAAATGTAACGTTCATCAACAAGATAACGAAACCCTTTGCCGAAAAGATAAGCGCAAAAACCAGCTCCAACCCACGTGATGATATTGCTGACAAAATGCAGCGCCATGTACCAGATGATTAGCGTTTCAGCGTTACCAGTGGCGTATTTCAGTAGTTCGATAAGTTCTTTATCCATCAATCCAAGCTCCTATTCGGTTGTTGCTGGCTTTCGCCGCTTCTGACTTCTTTGTGTTTGCAGCCTTCGCAGCGTTTATCAGTCTGTCCAAGCCATGTGCGTGTAAATTGGCATTCCTGCTGGCCGAATGTCTGGATTGGTGGCCTATCAAAACAGCCATACTTTTTTGGCGTGCTCATTTCCCCGTACTCCCCATGCCACCATCACAACGCTTAGTCTCTGAAAGCTCATCCACGACCTCTAGCCGGTGTCTGAATGTTGCGACCAGCATGCCCTGCGCGATTCGCTCCCCAACGGCCACCGAATACACAAAACCGCTGTCATTGTGCAAACACACTTTCACACTGCCGCGAAAATCGCTGTCCACGACACCTACCGCATTGGCGAGTCGGATGCCGTGTTTAAAACCATGGCCACTGCGCGAAAACAGCAACAGTGCGAAATTTTCAGGAACCTCGACGGCAATGCCGGTGTCCACAACGGCACTTGACCATCCACGCACAGTCACAGGTTCTGCGGCGTAGAAATCAAAGCAAGCAGCGCCATCTGTTGCGTATGTTGGCGCTTTGGCGTTCTCAGATAGAAGTTTGATTTTCATTTGTACCTTCGATAGTCATACGCACGAACCCGCCGATCTCGTCAGCCAGCGCGATAGCGAACGTGAACCGGGAATCGTCAACGCCCAACGCCCAGGCGACGCCATCAATCCCTGATTTCATGCTGGCCAGCAGGTTGTCAAGATCGCGCCTACGTCGTGCCGGAGCGTAAAAATCAAGCCGTAGAGCGATTTTTCCGGTAGGGTAAGGGGGTAGTAGCCCAGCTTGCCGCGTGATGGCATAGCAAGCCGATTTATAGGCCTTGGCGTGCCTTGCTTTCGTTGCCCAGTGGATGCGCGCATTGGGTGAGAGCTGTTTTGGAGGCCAAGGAAGGGTTAGCGTGGTCAATGCACACCTCCGCCAGTTTTTGCAATATGCATAACAGCCTCTGAATCGAGGATGGCGATAATTTCACGAGTTTTTTCACTCAGTCTTGGAGTCTTGCCTTCCGATCTGTCAATCAACCCTTGTAGAAATTCTGTAGCTGCATTTTTTAAATCGATTTCAGTGATGCCAAAATCATCTCTAGGTGGAAGAGATAGCATGGAGTGCGCCAAAAACACAGCAGAGAACCACTCTTTTTCGTTGAATTTGCTACTCACTGCACCACCTCAACCTTCTCCCGCGCTGCCAGCATTGCATCGGCCATCTGGTACGCCAGTTTTGCGAGCTGATCGCGTGTACCTGCTGGCATGGTTGTGCTGGCCATTTTTGCCATGATTCCTGCCATGGCCAGTGACGCGAACAGATCGCGCATGTCATCTGCGGCCATCATTGCAGCGCTCCTGCTAGGCCTACGTCAAGGTCGTACTCGTCGGACAGTGTTGGGCAGTCAGTTTGCCCATTGGCATCATCGAATGACTGAGTATTTTTGTCGGACATTTGATTGTCCCGGTTGATCGGGTACGGGTGGACTACTGGGTCTGGGTGGTGGTGGTGCATGTGGTTCCTCTTGGTTGTTGGTGTTTAAAACATTGCGTAGATGAATAGACATTGAATAGATAACTTTGTCTACTCAATAAGTCCTTGATATATATAGTAAAAAATACATATATATATTAAATAGACGGTATGTGTGTCCCCCCTGACAAGTACGCCTATCTGTAGGGGAGTGGCACCCCCAGTCTATTTTTCTATTCAATGCCATTTTTGTCATATTTATCAAATACATATTGAATAGATTTCGTCGTCTATTCAATGTCTACTCATCTATTCAATGTCACTATCCTGGGCGATAGCCACCCAAACAGTGCGCGTTTTGAAGCGTCCAAGTTTTACCTCTTGCACTACCTGGGCCGCTTGGCCTACATGGGCCAATGAGTTCAGTAGCTCTACTTGCTGACGCTGTGGCATTCCGCGAAACCTTTTACTGCTGCGATCAATTTCAGCAACAGTCATGCCTTTTTCACCGCGCTTTACCAGCAGGTTGTAAACCTGCTTTTTTGCAGCCTCAAATTCAGAATCGTGGACTGATGATTGCAAACGGTTTGCTGTGCGTACTGCGTGGTATCTGGCGTAATTGATAGCCCACCGTGCGCTTTCCTTGTCAACCGTGAAAAATCCTGATGTTGATTTGCCAGCGGCAACAATAAGAGCCAGTCGCATGCTGATCTCATTGGTACGCCCGAACATCTCGGCAAGTCCGTATTGCTCATACCGGCCCATGAACTCGATACATTCAGCGTCAAAATTGCGAAACAATGCCATTGCATCGTCTGCTATGGGTATCACTACTGGGGACGGCTCAAGGTCTGGGCATGTGGCCGGGTCAACCAGTTGTGTTTTTGCTGGCTCATGCATCGCCTTCGCCCAGTCAATTACTGCCGCTGGTACTGGTATAGGCGTTACCATGTTGTTTGGTTGCCTGCCAATATCTGATTCAACAATCAGAAAGCGATTCAGGAAACCGTCACGTGCAGCGGCGCTGCCAACTGATTCAAAAAACGTTTCCGGCGTGGACATGGCAAGCATGGTGAGTGCTGGATTGCGTACCAGCCGCTCAAACATTCGCTTTGATTCCTCTTCGGTCATGCCGAAGGTTGAATAACCTTGTGGGCGCAGTACGCCATCACACCGGCCCCATATCTCTATCAGAGTTTTTATCGTTGACTGCGCACGCTGATTACCGCGAATGCTGGCCTGTTCAAGCTCTTTACCAAACTCGTCAATCACCGTTAAATGGGTAGGTTGCTTATGCAGCGCAGACAGTACGCCAGCGTTTGACGTGTAGGACGAAGGCCCGATAAGAGTACCCATGCCAAACGATTCCAAGAGCGTTTCGGCTGCGCTCTTGGCATGCTCTTTCCCGCTGGCTGACAAGCCTATATTGAGACAGTACAGGGAAGGCCAGTTGCGCTGTGTTGTGACAAACCGTCGGCCTAAAACCGTAGCGCATACCGCGATTGCGGTCTGTACGGCAAACATAGGCTGTGGCTTGCGCGCTGTGGCGTTTACGAATTGTGTGATTGCTCCCAGCATTCCAGGCGGTGCGATTAGCTCTGTTTCGTCTGTGCTTGCCTCCGCTTGCTGCTGAGGTTTTGCAATCTTTTTTGTTTTCAGCAATTCGCTAAAATCCACAGCAGGAGGCTGCTGTTTTACTTCTGTGCGCTCCCAGCAGCGGCTCCAGTACCGATCACCGTTGCGCTGCTCGCTGGAGCTTCCATGCTTCCAGTTTGCAAGCAATGCGATGCACTCTTCCAGACTGAAGCCGCCAATTTTCAACAATGCCACCATGGAAAAGTCCATGGCGCTTCCGGATTTGTCAGTCAATCCAGATGCATCTCCAGCGTAGCGTGTAGCGGCTGTGATGTTTTCATTCAGAAACCGCTCAAACCTGTTTTGCAGTTCCAGGCTGATGACGAGAGCTTGAACCTCTTGCAGCGTGTATTTCTTGTCGCTGACGTACAGCATGCGTGCCATGCTCGGTACTTGCGGGTATCCCTTCTTGATCTTGGCATCATTGGGGAAATTCAGAGTACCTGGCAAACGCATCACCCGGTCACAGTTGTACGTCCCAGGCCCACCGCACACCTCGCCCACTTGCTGATTGACTGCCTCATATTGGGCATAGTCACCGTCCAGCGTCATCGGTGTTTCCAGCGTAAAGAACGGATCAACACCGTTTCCGCTGTCAATGATGTAGCTTGCATGCTTTTGCATGCGTGGCACCACGTTTGTTAAAAGGTCTGCTCGAGCGGTATCGTAGCCTTTGAATTTGAACACTTCCGGGTCGCAGTCTGACCAGAATGCAACGGCCTGCACAACATCTGCTTTAGTAGACTTTTTGTGTGTTGCTGTTGTGATGTTGACAGTGAAATAGACGCCAGCCTGTTTTTCGTTCTGTGCCACTGCCCAATCTACAGCAGCTTGCGTTTCCAGTGGCATTACGAACGATTGGGCCACGATAGCGCGAGTCATTGGATGAATGGACACCAGTAGTATTGCGCCATGTGGCCTGATTACTGCCAATGCTTGGGCGATCATTTCAGGCTGCGGCTGCATGGCGAGTTCTGCGGTTTCTTGCATCGCGTTCATACCCTGACCTTGTTGGATGCTGCACCGTCATGGCATACCATAAGTACATCAGATGCAGACTGCGGCCAGCTACTGTTAGTTACGCAGTTATTGCGCACATCTCCACTTGCCAAGGTTTGCTGACGCATCAAGGCACGGAATCCGTACCAGTAGCGTGGATCATGTTCGTGTCCTGTTTCCGCATGGATGAAGAACAGGCCAACATTTGCCCTACCAGCAATACAAGACAATGCCGCGATAGTCTTTGGTGTGTGACCGCCAGTCAGATAGTTTGAGATTACGCTGGATGATCCTGAAAAGAACGGTCCAAGGAATACGGGGATGTTGGTGTTCTTTTGATATTTCAGGCATTGCTCAAAATAGTCACCTGCATCCTTGAGTTGAAAAGCCATAGGGTCCAGGCCGTTCTTTACCTCCAGATATGCCCAAGGCTGACCGTCTACTAAAAACGCAAAGTCTGGAATGCTTTTGTTATCCAGCTTTGGATGCGATTGGTACGGCAATCCCATGGATGCGAACCAAGTATCAAGCGCAGAATGCAAATCTTTCTCGCTGGAGAATGGGGCGGTTTGTCTCATGTAGTTTTTTATTGTCGGCCTGCTGCCCTATTCCCGATCAACCCCGACAGCATCCGTCACAACGTAGCATTTGCAATTCATTGCATTGCCCGATCTTGGTTGCTTTCTGATGTGTGCGCGTCGATAGTTACGGCATGACCAAATACGTGATGAGCCAATACCAGCTTGATGTACTCACTCAGCGTGCGCTCATGGCCTGCTGCCAGGCGCATGAGGCCGGTTTCCAGAGATTCAGGAACGCGAATCTGTGGGAGGTGGCGGATGCACTTTTCCATTCAAGCCTCCGCGTGCTGGCCGTATTCCCTGGGCCAGATGCCCATACGATCAGGAACAGCTCCAAGATTGATAAGCAGTTTTTCTGTGTATTCCCGGCGCGTCTTGCTGTTGCCAGGGCTGACATACGTACCTTCTATGGTGTAGTGCGGGACGAAAGGAACACCGTGGAGGCGATATACCCTGGTGCTTTCTACGGGGTGGATCATGGGTTCGTTCTTTTGGGTCATGGTTTAGGCGGCCTCTTTTTCTTGTTGGAAGCACTCCTGGAACACGTCTGGCCTGATGACTTTGAGATACATCAGGCGTGCAGGTGGGATGAACCTGTCTTCACCAGTATCTGGGTCTTTCCCATGCCACTGGGATACAGCTTGGGGCGTAATGCCACCACACAAGCGAGCGACCTCTACGGTGCCGCCAAGTTTTTCGATGATGTGTTTTGAGTCCATGCGCCTATTAAAGCATTCTTTCTTACATTTTACAAGCATTCTTGTTTACTTTTTTGTAAGAATACTTAAATGAATGAAAATACTTATGGCTCCAGGCTGCTGATTGCGATGGAAGCAAGAAATGCAACACGTAAAGACTTGGCGGCTGCATTAGGTGTATCTGTGCAGGCTGTTGGTGACGTGCTGCGCGGTAAGTCGTCGGCGTTCACGGCTGAAAACAATGCCAAAGCCGCGCAGTTTTTACGTGTAGACCCAAACTGGTTGGCTACAGGAGAAGGTGGCATTGATGCTGCCACATTATTTCTTTCAGAATCAAATCAGCCTCCAGCGCTTACGGGGCGTGCGGGAACAGCTATCAACTTGATAGAGGATGTTTGCCCGGTAGAGTTCTCAATCCCGCTTTTGTCATGGGTGCGCGCTGGTGCATTTTGCGAAGCGCCGGGGAGCTTTACGCGAGAAGATGCGCAGGAGCTGTTGCCACGCCCATTGTTCCGCACTGGGCCGAACACCTTTGCTTTGACCGTGGTAGGGGATTCGATGGATGTGCCAGATGGCTACCGTGAGGGCGAAATTGTCTACATCGACCCGGATATTGAGCCAACACCTGGGAAAGATGTACTGGCGAAAGCAGACGGGAAAATGACTTTGAAGCGTTACAAGGTGGACGACGAAGGACCGTATTTGCTACAGCTCAACGGCAATAGGATCATTCGCCCGACGGATTGGGGCGTATGCGGCGTTGTTGTCTACGCTGGCCGACGCTGCTGATCCAACAAAACACCCCACTCAGACCGCCAATCGGCGGTTTTTTTTCGCCTGAACAAAAATTCTTTCAACTTTTTTAAAGAATTCTTTGCTTTTGCGTGAAAGTATGCTTTAATACAGCCATCGCAGCGAATAAAACGCGAGCGAAAAGAAGCGAAGCCGAATGGTTAGCAGTCTTGGAGGTAGCCCCGCCACCTGAAGCCGGGGACTGATGACGGAATGAATACAAGGCCGTCGAATCACGTGGCTGTGAAGCCAGAGTGAGAAAAGTTAAGCCGTTGGAAACAGCGGTGAAACCAAAGCGACTTCAGCGAGGTTGTTTTGGCCTCTGAAAGGAAGGACGCAGCTAGGAGCTGCCAGGATGGGCGGTGAAAGGCACCGCAGGGATGGGCGCGGAGAGGAAAGGCCGGGACCGGCAGGGACAGGCCAGGCTTGGCGGGGCGAGACATTGCAAGGCAAACGGGTTGCCAATTCGCAAGAGTTGGCCTCCAGGTTGTTTTACACAACTACCAGGCAGGTCTGGGAAAGGCGCGGATTGACTAGGACCGGACAGGCGAGGCTTTGCGCGGCCAGGCGCGGATTGGCATTGCAATGGCTGTTCACAGCGGGTAACGGATTCTCTGAGTCCGGTTCCCGGTGGTAACACCCGACAGGGAGCGGCAGGGAGTGGCTGGGAAAGGCCGGGCGGTGCACGGCGTGGCTCGGCTGGGCTCTGCGTGGAAAGGCAAGGAAAGGCAAGACAAGGCAACTATTTTTTAAGGCGATTATGACAACCTCAACGAAATCTGACACACGACTTAACACCATCACGCGCCGTGTCGCGCTTACGGGGCTTACGCCTGTGATGTTCGACCGCTATGCGGGGGATAACCAGACGAAACTATCATGGGAACAAAAGATTTACATCAAGCCCGGAACATCAGACCTGTGTTTGCCGACATTAAACCTGGTTTCGTTCTTCACCGCGCACAACACGAATTCGGCACCGAAGCGGCTGCGCGACAAGCGGATGTACAAGGGCATTTGCAACGCAATTCTGTCTTTCGTAAACATCACGGCGGCTGACGGCGACACAGAAAGCATCCCATTCTTGCGGGATGGCAAGCCGATCAAGGTCGGCACGTTTAATGATCGGGTAGACCCTGCATCTGGCATCTACCTGCACCGTGCAGTAGCGAGGCTGGATAAGGGCATCCCGAACCCGAAGGAGCGCCCAGTATTGCCATTGCCTTGGGCCATCGAGTTTGACCTCACCATCTACCCGAACAAGGAAATCAAGGAGCAGGAAATCAAGAACCTGCTTTCCGAGGGTGGCATGGCTATCGGGTTGGGCACGTTTCGCGGGGTGTTTGGTAAGTTTGAAATAGCGAAGTGGGAATGATTTTTTAGCGTAGGTGCCTGGCTGGGAATGGAGGTGCTGGGAGTGGCCGGGATGGGCGATGAGTGGATGGGCGTGGCGGGGCTAGGATTGGTAAGGCAAGGCAAGGAGCTGGATAACCCAGCCGATTGCAGATTGGAAACAGTCTGCCTTCGGGTGGAAACACCAAACGCTGCATGGCGTGGAGCGGAAAGGCTCGGCGGAGCCCGGCACGGCTTTGCGTTGATGGGCGAGGCAAGACGAGGCACGCGGATAGCCGATTCTCACGAGTCGGCCTTCCGGGTTTCTGTTCCAGCAACAAGTGGCATCTGGCAGATGTGCGTCACAAGACCCGGTGACTCTCCTGAGCGGCAACGTCAGCCGTAATCTGCCGAAGACGTGACACGGTGAGAGCACCGACAGAATTTTAAAGGACCGAGCATGACATGCATACAAATACCCGGCGGCATAGTTTGCGTCCATCCAACATTCAAAGCTGGTGACACAGCGCCAGAAGGCTATTTGGCGTGGCATGAATGGGCAGAAGTGCAGCACAAGGCTGGTTTGCGACAGATGAAGTGCGGGTGTTGCGGGAGGTGGAAATTTCCGCAGGAGATGCGCATTGGTGTTTGCAACAAGTGCACTTAATAGGAAACAGAATTTCAACCAGCCAGCCGCCGCGCTGGCTTTTTTCATGGGGGTAAGCATGAGCGCGACAGTCAACAAACCGACACGGCCAGACACGTCGGACCTGTATTCATTGATTTGGTTCACTGATACCGGATTGCCGGTTGAATGTTTTTTCGACTACGCGCCGCCGGACCCGGACGACGAGATCATACCGAGCGCACCAGCCAAAGACCCAGGCATGTCTTTGAAGCATGCGTTTGTCTGCGGTACACATGACTTTGCAGACAAGCTCACGTATCACGTGATCCAAGAAATGGAGCGCATGGCGCTTCTTGATTATTTGCATAAAGACCGCGCAAAACGAAACAAGATGTTTGGCACGTTTTTGCCGCCGTCTCGGGACTATCACAGCTTCGCATATTTCTTGGGGTAGCGGCCATGCTGTCATACCGAATCACCGTAAAGCGCCGCGAGCGTGAAATTTGCTACGTCCGGCTGTTGAGTCTCGATAGATTGCGAGAGACATTGTGCGAGTTGCGATACGCATACCCGCGCTGTATTTTTGTGCTGCAAAGCATAACAACATGACCCGCCTTGAGCGGGTTTTTTATTGTCAAAACAGGAGAAGAGAAATGGAAAAACGAGATGAATATTACGTAGAGGCCGCAGTGTGCGACGCAATTCTGTGCGCCCTGATTGGTGGTGGACTTGCATACGTTTTACAGCAATGGTGGTTCGCATGAACATCACCATCTACTTAACCACATTCGCCCGCTACTTCGTGAGCGGATTCAAACTCAAGCACGCGCATAGGTTTGCATGGCGGAGGGCAACGGCATGAACACCCAACTGACACCATTGCCAGTGTTGATTACGTCACTGCGAGCAGCCAAAGAAATGGAAGACGCAGCAGCAGCGCAGCGCCTGGACATCGAAAAGCAAATCTTGATGCACTACGCAGACCAAGCCAAAACCGAGGGCAGCATCACGGACAAGGACCACGGCATCACTATCAGTTACGGAGTAACCCGCAAGGTGAACACAGATGCACTGCGGGAAGCGTGGGCCACTCTGAGCGAGAACTGCCAAAAAGCATTCGCTTGGGAAGCGAAGGTGGTATCCAAAACCTTGAAAGCAATCCAAGACCTAGACCCACGCGCTTATGCGCAATTGTCAAATTTCATCACTACGACACCAAAGAAAACATCAATTCAACTTAAAGAGTAAACCATGGCCTCAAACTTAGATTTAATCAAACGAACGCGCAGACTTCGTGCCGGGAAGATCGTCTTAGCCGGACAGAACAAAATTGGAAAAACTTCCAACGCAGCAAAAGCGCCGAATGCAGTCGGGATACTGACAGAAGACGGTGCCGATGCAGTTGATGCAAACGCTTTCCCGCTTTGCACATCACTATCTGATGTTTATTCAGCAATAAGCACGTTACTAAATGAAGAGCACGAATTCAAAAGCGTGTTTATTGATTCGCTAGATTGGCTGGAGCCGCTTGTACAGCAGCATGTTTGCCAGCAAAACGGATGGAAAAACATCGAGGCTCCCGGATTCGGAAAGGGTTACATCGCTGCGGCTGATGAGTGGCGTAACTTTTTGAATGGATTGGAGGCGCTACGTTCGCAAAAGAACATGACGATCATTCTGATTGCGCACGACAAGATAAAGCGCATTGAAGATCCTCTCACAGAAGGATACGACTCGCATGTACTAAAACTGCATGAACGCACAGCAGCTCTAACGCTTGAATGGGCAGACGTTGTTGCCTACTGCGGATACCGCATCCTTACCAGCAAGACGGATGCTGGTTTTGGGAATAAGGAGACAAAGGCCACCACTACAGGTGAGCGAATCATGCACGTCGAAAGCCATCCAGCGCACTGCGGAGGAAACAGATTCGGCCTCAAGAACATGCCCCTGGACTGGGCAACATTTGCAGCAGCGCTCCAAGCTGCTCAAGCGTGAAAGTCTATTTTTATCAACCAACTAACCAGAGAAATTTATCATGGCTTTTCTTAATTTTGACTCAACAAACATCGCCCCAGACACAACACGCCAGCCTATCCCTGCGGGCACGTATCTGGCCCACATCGTAGATTCTGATCTTGTTGCATCCAAGACCGGCAACGGCCAAAACTTGCAGCTCAAGTTCCAAGTTTTGGACGGTCAATTCAAGGACACTACCGTAAAAGAAACCCTTTGCGTACAGCACACAAACGCAGAAACCCAGCGTATCGCGCAATCCAAGTTATCGGCCATCTGCCACGCCACGGGATTGCTTCGTGTGCAAGATAGCAGCGAGTTGCACTACAAGCCGGTAAAAATAATCGTGACGGTGCAGCCTCCTGCGAACGGCTATGACGCGCAGAACCGCATCAAAGGCTACGAAGCGGCAAATCCTGCCGGTGCGTATCAGGCACAACCGCAGCAGTTCGCACCGCCGCCAGCAGCGCCAGCATCTGGCGCTCCCGCCTGGGCAGCGAAGAAGTAAATGGCAACGATACCAGATGAGGTATCGGACCCGGTAGCAGCGGCCATATACGCGCATTACAAGCTCACGTATGGGGCTGAAAAGCCACGCGGCTACCTGGGGGCCAGCAGTATCGGCAAGAGCTGTTCTAGGGCGCTTTGGTACGGTTTCCGGCTATCAAAGCAGGCCAGTTTCGACGGCAGGATGTATCGCTTGTTTCAATCCGGCCACTTGCAAGAGCCTCGTGTTGTTGCCGATCTGCGGGTCATCGGTTGCACTGTTTACGATCTTGATCCGTCAACTGGTAAACAATGGGCATTCAGCGAACCAGCAACCGGGCACCATTTCAGAGGGAATGCCGATGGTGTTGTGCTGGGTGTGCCGCAAGCTCCGAAAGCTGCTCACATTCTTGAGATAAAAACCAGCGGCACCAAAGCATTTGCAGAACTGCAAAAGCACGGTGTTGAAAAGGCGAAGCCTGAGCACTTCGCCCAGATGCAAATCTACATGCACTGGACGATTGCCAGGTACGGTGAGGATGGATGCAGGCGTGCGCTTTACGTGTGCGTCAACAAAGACACGGACGAGATACACACAGAACGCATCGAGTACAGCAAGGCAACGGCGCAAGCCATCGTAGACAAGGCAAACGCCATCATCCAGTCACAAGAGCCACCACAGCGCATCAGCAACGATGCAAGCTGGTACGAGTGCAAATGGTGTGACTACAGCGATATGTGCCACGGTAGCGCGGTCCCTGCGCCTACATGCCGATCCTGCGCGCATGCCACACCAGAGATGGACGGAGATGCACGGTGGTCATGTGCAAAACGAAAGTTGAATCTTAGTTTTGACGAACAGCTAAGAGGATGCGATGCGCACCGATACATCCCGGCTGTGATTGGATTTGCACAGGCTGTGGATGCTACTGATGGCCATGTGGTGTACGAAGTAAATGGCCGGTTTTTCAAGAACGGAGCGCCGCCAGCTTGTTACAGCTCAAAAGAGATACACGCATGCCAGGACAAGGCGCTGCTGGTCGAAGAGAGCAAATTTATCAACCAGATGCGCCATGAGCACGGCGCGGAGATTGTGGGGTGAAAGATGATTACAGCTATTGAAACAGAATACAAAGGCTATCGGTTCCGATCTAGGCTTGAAGCACGGTGGGCTGTGTTTTTCGACGCGCTTGGTATGAAGTGGGAGTATGAACCGCAAGGGTTTTCGTTGCCAAGTGGTTTGAAGTATTTACCTGACTTTCACATCAAAGGTGTAGATACAAACGGTGATAAATTCGATTTTTGGTGCGAGGTAAAGGGAGACACTAATCTGTCGCAGCTAGATAGAAAAAAAATTGATGAATTTGGTGTATATATTAATGAAAATCCACATGGATCATGCCAATATGGATTGCTATTGCTGACTGGCATACCTGAGCCAAAGACATATGAAAGTGTTGGAGACCATTTCCCATGCTTTTTATGGAGCAAGCGTAAACGGCCTTGGTTTGATGATGGCTACAAAAGCCTAGATGAATTCCATTACTATCACGACTCATATCAAGACTCATATCAAACAGGAAACCATATACCTCCGTTACTAGATTTGATTACCGCATGTAAAGCAGCAAAAAGCGCCCGCTTTGAGTTTGGAGAACATGGAGCGCCAAAAAACCTTATAGCCGCCTAGTGCGGTTTTTTTACGTCTGAAAGGATCAATATGATTCTTCGTCCTTATCAAGCAAAGGCCATAGATGAACTATGGGAATGGTTCTCAAAGCACCCGCTAGAGAACCCAATCATGGATTGCTGCGTAGGGTCCGGCAAAAGCCTGATGATTGCTGCAACTCTGCAACGGGCAATTAAAGAGTATCCGGGAACCAGGGTGATTGTCATTGCGCATCAGAAGGAACTGATACAGCAGAACCTGGAGAAGTTACAGGCAATCTGGCCGGATGCTGATGTTGGTGTGTACAGCGCTGCACTCGGGCGCAAAGATACTGGGCGAACAATCACATATGCAACCATCGGGAGCATCTACAAAGAGGCTCATTTGATGGGTGCCGTATCGCTTGTTTTGTGTGACGAGTGCCATTTAATCAACTCGAAAGAGATTGGCATGTGGCGCAAATTCATCACCGACATGCGCAGCTACGGCAACAAAAACATGTGCGTAATTGGATGGACTGGAACACCATTCCGTAACGGTGGCATATGGCTCACGGCTGACGAGCAATCATTGTTTAGCGGCATCGCTGCACGCATAACAATGACTGACATGCTGGCACAAAAATACTTGTGCCCGCTGACGCCAATCAGCACCAGCTTCAAGATTGAAACAGAAGGCGTGCGTACTGCGTTGGGCGATTACGTTGTGTCTGATCTTGCCAAAGCGACAGACACCGCCGAACTTGTTGAATCAGCATGTGACGAGATATGCAGACTGGCGCAGGACAGAAAACGATGGCTGGTGTTTTGTGTCAACGTTGAACATGCAAACCATGTCAACGATGCACTAATAAGGCGCGGTATTGCAAGCGGGATAGTGACAGGTGAAACACCACAAGCGCAGCGTGAAATACTGCTGCGCGACTATGCGAATGATCGGCTTAGGGCTTTATGCTCCATTGGAGTTTTAACCACAGGATTTGACCAACCTGATATTGATTTCATTGCTCTACTCAGGGCAACAAAATCGCCAACGTTGACGATCCAGATGTGCGGCAGGGGAATGCGTACCGCACCTGGGAAAGTTGATTGTGCTTTTGCTGACTTCACCACCACCATTTCAGACCTTGGGCCTATTGACTTGATAAAAGGCAGGATGCCGAAGGAAGGAAAAGGCGAAGCGCCTTTCAAACTGTGCCCAGAATGCGGAAGCAGGAATAAAGCATCTGCATCCCATTGCATTGACTGCGGCCATGAGTTTCCGCCACCTGTTCATATTAAACATGGGAAAGCAGCAATCACAGCCCCCGTCCTATCAACCCAAATACAGCCAGCGCCAATCGTTTGGCATGACGTGTCACGGGTTGATTACAGCGTACATCGAAAAGAGGGCAAGCCGGATAGTCTGCGGGTTGATTATTGGTCCGGGATGATGGTTGTGGGGAGTGAGTGGGTTTTGCCGTTTCACGATGGGTATGCACAGCAGAAGGCTATTAATTGGCTGAATACACGTTGCAATGTGCCAGGTTTGCGCAGTACCTGGGGAATGCATTGGGGGAGACTGCGTGAAGAGTTTGAAGGTTCTCTTTCTGAGCCTACAGACACCATTCCTGACCTAATTGAATCAATCAGGTACTCAATCATGGAGCATTATTTCAAAGAACCCACCCGCATTGCAACCCGCAAAAACGGCAAATATACAGAAGTTGTCAATTATGAATTTCAACGAACTGAAAGCCACGAAAGAGGCATTAACAAGGAGTTTGCATGAGCTTAATCAAATCAAAGTCGCGTGCTACTCATGCATGCAGTACCAAAACACTCAGTGCAAGCACTACCAAGCTGCGCCGCCAGAAGATTGGGTCAAAGGTCCGGTTGAATGTGAGCACTGGGTTTATGACGATGTGCCTTTCTGAGCTGCAACGGCTTAGGCACGAAAACTCAATCCTGCGCGAAGATCGCAGCGAGATTTATCTGAACGCCAGCTACATGATTGCGCATTCTTGAGAACATGAAAATGAAACAACAAACATTACCGAATGACGTAGCGCGATGCCATGGTTTCCAGTGCCAGGAACGCGAGCAATGCTTGCGATACGTAGAGCGCGAAAACTACCAGTGCAACACGCCGTTTGTCTCGCACCTTTGCGATGGCGAAGGGCTGACGTATTACATCCCGGTGAAGGAGCAGAAATGAAGCGCACCGACGTAATCATGGACTGGTACATGCAGCGCAGCAGAAAAGAGGCGCAGGCCGAGGCTGATTTGTTGCAAGCGCTGCGCGACGTTGCGCAGATTCTTGCGTGGCAGAACAACGGTGAGAGCGGAGGATTCAGCCATCGTATTCTGACGCCTGAGCATGCGCTTACTCTGGCGCGAGAGGCTATTGCGCAGGCTGAAAAGGTGGCGGTATGAAAAAAGATGCAACAAAGTACAAACTGCCAACATCATATGCAACGTGGCAAATTGCGCGCTTGCGCCGCAAGCTATGGAGCGACAGGGTTATGTCGCGTGAGTTTGAACGGCAAAAAAAACGCGCACTAGAAGGTATGGCACCATGAAACTAGAAATTTACATCGACGACTCTTTATTTCGCAAAGCAGCAGAAAGCGCGTTTGCTGAACAGTTTGCGCATCAGCGGTACGGCAAAGCGTTTGGCACGGAACTGATTGAAAGACAGACGCAGGATTATGTTAGCAAAATGGACTTTACGCCGTACATCCAGGCGGCTGCGAAAGCAAAACTTGATGACGTTGTAAATCAAGTTGTCGAACAGGCGTTGCGCGATGCTGCAAAGAAAAAAGCGAAGCAGATGCAGGCTGACGGGAGTTTGTTGAAATGACATACGAACCAACAAATGAAGATTTCATAATGGCAGCGATGGAGTCTGGATTCCAGACTCACGAACTAAGCCCAAGCATGCGAGATTTCGCAAATCGTATTGCCTACGATGCGCGTCAAAAGTTGCGGGCAGAATTGCAAGCAGAAGGCTGGCGGCAGTGCGCAAAAGGCCAGAACACGACTCAGTTCTGCGGCCAGCTTGAGGCTGCGGTGCTGGCCGAGCGCCAACGCCAGCGCGACAAGATCTACGCGCATATAGGGCGCACAACAATGAGCGTATACGGAACGCAGCCGGAGTGCAAAGCTGCACGCGATGCGCTGCAACGGTTGCTGGAGGATGACAAATGACATTCGAAGAATTCATGGCGCAAAAGTACGCAAAAGCTGCTGAGTATTCAGCCGGCGTGACCATGGAGCAAAAGGATATAGCGCGCGAAGCATGGGAAACAGCTACGCTGGCCGAGAACGAGGCGTGCGCTCAGGTGTGTTACGAGGAATCGATACTGCGAGGTAGAGAAGGTGACAGTGCCACATATCTCATCGCAAAAAGTCTCGGTGATGCTATCAGAGCGAGGGGCGATAAATGAAACCCGGCATCCGCTACATCGTAACGAAAGGAAGCGACGACGGGACGTTTTACGATGGAGATCACCTCTGGCTATGCCCAGACGGCAGCGTGGTATGTATTGAGGCGATGGGCTGGGTAAAACCAGAAGACGTACCAAAAGCCATGGCTGGCGTCGAATACGAACCTGATCGCGCATGGGCACAACGCAAACTGGAAGAAGCGGAAAGGATAGCGAAAGAGTATGGGCAAAAAAACGACTGAACGCGCTAGGAAGTTGGCTCGCGGCCAGCAGGGAACAGTCACATATCGAATTGGCAATTTCGTCATTGCAAAAGCCAAGCATCGGCTACACGGGCTTGATAACGTAATCGCCAGATGCACACCGTACAAAGACAACCAGTTCTTTGACTACAAAGCCATCCTGTTGCCTGTTCATCTTGCCCTTGATGGATTCATCAATCGAACTGTGCCACCAGAAGACCGCGAATCGTACAACGCACTGGCGTTTGCGTTGAATGAAGCGAAAGCGCGTTACCTTGACATCGGTGGCCCAGGCAATCCGGCCATTGCATTGATCGACAAAGCAGCAGATGCGCTTATGCGCACGCTGGACCGCTATCGACGGATCGGTGAATGGGGACTTGACGGACCAGCCATTCAGGAGCTGACAGATGGAGTCAGTCTTTATGAGGACGTGCTACTTGAAAGCAGCCCGAACCAAATGCACGAAGCAGCGATGACATCATTACGATGGATAACGATGCAAGATGCAGAAAACAAACAAGCCGCCTAACAAGCGGTTTTTTTACGCCCTATGCAGCACAGTGATACCGCGCTATACTCGCTGCGTGGGATTGGCATCCCGAAAGATAGGCGCAACAGCCGCGCCATAACAGGTAGCGGCTTTTCTTTTGACCCCGAGTTGCGCGGGGCGCGGTTTCACCTTTAAGGCGGGCCGTGGGGGCATCGCAAGATGCGCCGGTACCTATCCCGGTATGCCAACCCCACGGTCTGCCCCAGTTGATTGGCATCAATTGGCGGCAGGTTTACAACCTGTTGATAGGAGCCAATCATGGCTAACCTCACCATTGGCACGTCCACAATCAGCGAAAAGGACGGCCTGTACTCGCTAAACGATCTTCACAAAGCTGCTGGCGGTGAATCAAAGCATCGTCCAAACTACTTTCTTGAGAACGATCAGACCAAAGCGCTGATTGCTGAAATTCTAAAAGCCGGAAATCCGGCTTCTAAAACCACACGCGGTCGCTACGCCAGCACCTATGTCTGCCGTGAATTGGTAATCGCCTACGCGGCCTGGATTAGCGCGGCGTTTCACCTAAAAGTCATTCGGGTTTTTCTTGACGCCCAGACCGCCAAGCCAGCGCAATTGCCTCCGCCACCCAAGCGCAACGTCATCCGCTGCAAAGTCGAATCTGTCTCCGTCACCATGCGCTTGACCAGCGGCGGCGTCGGATTCGGCATCCGGCTCCAGGGCGATCACTACAACATGCACCGCTTTGCCCCCGGCGAGGCCATCGAACTCGAATACGCACCAGGCGCAACACCTCTGGCGGATTTGCCTATCGGCGTGAACAGGATTAGCTAAAGAAAGGAAATGAATTTTGAAATACATGACCATCATCAATAACACCATTCGCATGGATGCAGAAGGCAGATATTGCCTCAATGACTTGCACAAAGCAGCGGTTGCAAACGGAGCAAATGCTAGGACGAAGGAGCCTGGGAAGTTTCTTGTCTCACCAAGAACCAAGAGTTTGATTGAACTTCTGACGAAAAATAGTACTACCCAAAATTTGGGTAGTTTAATTTTGCCCGTTTCTACCCTGGAAGGCCGTGAAGGTGGCACCTACGTCGTCAAGGAACTGGTGTACGCCTACGGACAGTTTGTCAGCCCGGAATTTGACTTGCACGTCATTCGTTCTTACGACAAACAGGTCAAAGATGAAATCGACCGCCTAAACGGTTTGCAGTATCGCGCCTTGCGCGCAGAACTGGATTACCAGCAGGGATTGAAAGATGCCAGTGTATGTGGGAAAGGATTGCGAAAGTGGAAGGACGAAAGGCCAGTAAAACTCGCGCTACTTGAAGCATTCCGCCAATCCTTGCAGCCGGTGCTGTTTTTGTGACCAACCAATGGCCCGCTGATGCGGGCTTTTTCTTGTCAAAAATGAATAAAACATCCTTCAAGCCAGGAAATACACCTTGGAACAAAGGCATCAATTTTGATTCTGGAGGCCGCAGCCACGAAACACGCTTCAAAAAAGGATGCATGTCCGGTGCAGCGCAGCACAACTATGTGCCAATCGGCACACTGCGCATCAGCCAGGATGGATGCCTTGAGCGCAAAATCACTGACGACCCAACGCTAAAGCCGAAGATGCGCTGGACCGCAGTACACCGACTGGTGTGGAATGCAGCACACGGCCCGATCCCCGACGGCCACATCGTTGTGTTTCGCAAAGGCATGAAAACCGTGGTGGCAGAAGAAATCACGGTAGACAAGCTTGAGTGCATAACAAGACGCGAAAACATGCGCCGCAACAGCGCATATCGCGACCCGGAACTTGGGAAACTTTATCAACTCAAAGGCGCAATCATGCGCCAAGTCAACCGCATCACAAAAAGGAAACCGCATGACAAATCCCCACATTGACAAAGTGCGCCAGTCGCTGCTTGACACGCTTGCAGATTTGCGCAATCGAGAAAATCCTATGGACATTGAACGCGCCAAGGCAGTGGCCAGTGTGGCTAGTGTGCTGGTGGACACCGCAAGGGTGGAAAACGACTATTTGAAGATCACCGGCAACGACCGCAGCAATTTTTTGGAGCCAACGGTTGAACGGATAACCACTGTTGCGAGTCCGTTTCCTGCTGTTGCGTCTGTCACCAGACACAGGTTGCAGGGATAACCAACTCACAAACCACCCAACCCGCTCGCGTAGCGGGTTTTTTATTTTCCAAACACCATGACACAACCAAAAACCATCACCGAAGCAATCGCCAGTCAGCTAACGAAAACAGAGTATGAGCGCCAAATGGATGCCATACGGCTATTCCCAGACGCTGTTAGAGCCGCAGCATCGCTGATTCTTCCAAGAGACGAAGCAATACAGGGAGCAGTGCGTGCTGTAGCTGTAATCACAGGGGTAAACGTGCTTGAGCTTTTCAAAGCGCAAGCGCCTGTGACAGAAGAAAAGTATCTAACGCTTGGGATGATTGGTGCCCGTCTAAAAACAAACTGGCAGACTGCACAGAAACGATTGCGCAGCATTGGGTTTATTGATGCTGAGGATTTTCTTACCGAATCAGGCCGCGCGTTTTACAAAGAAGACAGAGGCTGGTCTGAACAGGTGATTGAGCTTTTGCAGGAGGTGAAATGATTTATGTAAGGTACTGCAAAAGCAAAACAAACGACGAAACACATGCCAGAGTGCATGTTGCATCAATGTCTAAAACTTTCTGTGGCAAGGACATTGATACCGGGCGCTGGTGGATTGAACATGAACGCCCAGCAGGTGGAGTGACATGCCCAGATTGCAAGCGTGAAATCAAAAAACAAACAACGAGGAAGCAATGAAAAAACAGGAGCCAGTAAATTGCATCGACTCAGAACTATGCACCTATTTGCAGGCGCTGGAGGCGGGATACTTGCCGACGTTTTACTCGGACACCAGCCAGTATGCGCCGTTGAAATCAATGAGTATTGCCAGCAAGTCTTATCAGCGCGGCAGAAAGACGGTTTCCTTCCATGGTTTCCAATCTTTGACGATGTGCAAGCATTCGACGGACGACCATGGCGCGGACTCGTCGATGTTGTTGCCGGTGGATTCCCGTGCCAAGACATCAGCGTCGCCGGGAAAGGCGCAGGAATCGACGGAGAGCGCAGCGGCCTATGGAGTGAAATGGCGCGCATCATTGGCGAAGTACGACCACGATTCGCGTTCGTGGAAAACAGCCCAGCACTCGTTAATCGAGGACTCGGACGAGTGCTCGGTGATCTGGCCGCGCTCGGGTATGACTGTAAATGGGGAGTGCTGGGAGCTGCCGATGTTGGTGCGCCGCACCAAAGAGACAGATTGTGGATTGTGGCGTACTCCGACAGTAGGAATGCTGAATGCAGACAGAGCGAAAGACCCGGAATATACGGCGAGAAAAGAGGAGAAGGGTCAAACAATAACTCTTGCGGACCAAGTGAAGAATCAAAGACTATGGCCCACCCCAACGGTATGCGGGAATTACAACCGCAATGGTGCCAGTTCTACCAGCGGGGACGGACTGGCGACTGCGGTAAGCCAGCGCATGTACCCGACGGCGACGGCGACTGCGTACAAGGGCTGGAGCCAGAATCACAACCGGGCGGATACGAACGACCGGCTGGACTACACGATAGAGCGCGAAGCATACAGCCATGGTCAGCAGACCCCGCCGATGCGCCTGAATCCAGATTGGGTCGAGTGGCTAATGGGGTGGCCAATCGGGTGGACAGACTTAAAGCCATTGGAAATGGACAGGTGCCACTATGCGCTGCAACAGCATGGCGCATGCTAACAAGTTTATGAGGTGACAAAATGAAAAAACGACTTTACCTTTGCGGCCCAATAACAGGCATGCCCAACTACAACCGCGATGCGTTCAACAATGCGGAATCCGCACTGCGCGGGGCCGGTTTCGACGTGTTCAACCCGGTGAAAAATGGACTTCCAGTAGATGCGCCATGGGAGCAACACATGCGCACAGACATTGCGCAAATGATGGTGTGCGATGCGCTTGCTGTGTTGCCTGGTGCGCACTATTCACATGGCGCGAGCATCGAAATTGCTCTTGCACGGCAGCTAAAAATCCAGCCCATCCGCGCGCTTGAATACTGGATGGGTGATTGATGGCAAAGCTACTACCAAAAACAGAGGCAACGCTACGTGTCATATTGAAAATCGGAAAGGCAACTCTGCACGATGTGCAAGATGTTGTTGGTGTTGACGTTGCAAAAAATGCCATCAACTCGCTGCACCGATGCGAGTTTATCGAGGCCGTTGGAACTCGCAGCACACGCACAAAACAGGGGTGTGTGAAGGATATTCACCTATACGCCATAACGGACAAAGGACGGCAGAAATTGCAAGACGTTGACTTCCCAAAAGTTGCTGAAATGCGATCTGTAGCGGCTTGCAAATTGGACACAAAACTGCACCAGATGCAGCATCTGATTATCCCGATACGGGACCCGTCAGTGAAAGAGATGATTGCGGAAATTGACGGTAGGAAGGTGAAGATTACGTATGGTGTTCACCATGATTACGAAGTCTACAAGCCAGCTCCAGATTACACAAGGTACAGGCCGAATCCAATCAAAGGAATTCACGCATTATGAGTAAATTAGGAGTTTCAACATGCGACCATTAATTACTGAAATGATGAAGATGTTGCCAAACCATGAGGAATTTACATGGTTTGATTTAGGGCACATGTCGCACCCAGAACCAACACTATTAAACGTACCAAAAATACTGCACTACCCTTCAGACAAAACCGCGCTTGTAGGTATTGACGCAGATGGTACAAAGTTTGCGTTATGGATGACATGTGGGGATGATGGTGTAACTGTCGGCGGTGCTGTATGTAAACGTGATTTTGTTGCACGTGGCGCGTATGGATCGCCTGGTGTGTCACTACCTACGTTCAAATATATGTTTACACAGAATGGTGTTGAATTTCTTCGTGTTGGGACACAGTGCAATGAAGAAGTTAAGAACGCTATGTTTAAGATGATTTGCGATTGCATGGTGAAGCTACACGACTGCACCGAGGGCTACAAACTGACTGTCAAACAAAATAGCCGATTAAATAAACGTCGATTAGAAAAAGGCAAAGCGCCAGTATCCTACGACTGGGAACCAGTGCCGATGTCACCACCATCGCGACGCCAATGCATTGGACATTGGAGAAATTACAAATCTGGGAAGCGTGTCTGGGTAAATGACTTTTGGCGCGGAGATGCGAGCAAAGGGAGGCTTTTCAAAGACCACGGGCCTTCACAAAAAGCAACTTAGAGCATCCGAGGAATCAACGCATTATGAAAACCATTGAAAAGCCGGAGCGCATCTACAAGGTCAGCGCGACGCAGTTAAGCATCGGGCGCCATTACGGCGGGTGCAATGTAAACGGCGCTTACTATTGCTACGATCCAAGAAGCGATACGCTTATACGCGAGGACGTGCTGAAAGCTGAAGTGGCAGAAATCAAAAAAGCTGCTGCCGACAAAAAGAAAAAGCAGCAAGCAGCCCAGCAATCATTTACTGAGTTTTGAAATGGATATTGAAATGAGCGCAGCACTTGAACGAGTAATAGCGGAGCAACAAGCGACGATAGATGCTCAAAAGAAACAAATTGACCACCAGCGAGAGGACATGGCCAGGATTCGCAGAAGCATGCAATCTCTGGTGTCTGAGGTGTTTATGCTGCTGAACAACCCAGTAGATCCAGGCGTCATATCGTCCATGCGCATGGAGCTTGTAAATCGTGGATATTGCCTGCAATGCGAAGATCTACGTCCGTGTCAATGTGAGGATGAGAGCTATGACTGAATCAGCAGTATTTCGAGTGACGTATGCGCATATAGCAATGGATGCAACTCATTGATTCAATTGCAATATCCGTCTGCATAGGCCGCAACATTCGCATTTTTTTGCCCAAAGTTGGCCAAAAAATCCCCAACACTTCCAAAGGCATTTGCCAACCACATTATTCACAGCTCTCCCGTAAGTTATGGGTAGTTTTCAGCCTACCCATAACTTTTTTTACAACCACCTGAAAGGTACACCATGAAGGCCATCACATCAACCCTATCTGCCGCCGTTCTGTCTTGCGCTCTTCTTGCCGCGCCAGCTTTTGCAGATAGGTACACACCTGCATACCTGCATTTTCTAGCAACCGATGCAAACATCCTCACAGATCAGAGTGCTTTGGTGGAGATTGCATCAATTTCAGCCGGGATGCTATCGGCAGTTATCACGATGCAAGACATGGGCCTTGTGCCCCGCGCCGTCTGCCCGCCGATCAAGGACGGCAAGCCAAACAATTTCACTGTTAGCTTCAATCTGAATCAAACACTGCGCAAGCAGAATCCATATGAATTCCCTGACAATGACCAAGGCGGGGCAATGTTCGTCTACACAGCCATGGTGAAAGCGTACCCTTGCAGATGAAAAAGTCTAAGCTATACTTACGCCTGGTGCTCAAAACACCATCAACAAGCGGATGCCGCACTCGAAAGCAAGCGGTTTTTTTGTGCCCATGTTTTTCTGAACGCTATGCGTTCATGGTTCATGGCCGGGTGTGAGGCTAATACAAAACCCTTAACTGGGGAATATGCCCGCCGTCTTGTTGCGGTTTTGAGCGCCCGGCCACCTAACGATTAGGTGAACCTCAAAAACTCAACAAGGGTCTATCATGACTGAAACTGAAACCAACGGCACAACCACAACAGCCGTTTCCATCATCGCGCCTGAACTGCAAATCGTTGATGGGCAAATAACCACCACAAGCATGCAAGTTGCCGCGCACTTCGGAAAGCGCCATGACCATGTTATGCGCGCCATCCGGAACTTGGTGGCTGAAATTCCAAAGGATCATGCCCCCATTTTTGGGGAGGTAATCACCGAGTACACAAATGGCAAGGGCGGAACGCAACAAGGCCCGGCATACCGCATGACCCGCGACGGCTTCACGCTGCTGGCCATGGGGTTCACCGGCAAAGAGGCTTTGCAATGGAAACTTGCCTACATCGACACATTCAACAAGATGGAAAACGAACTGTTAAGGAAAACTGAACAGTTGCCATCGCCATACATCTCCACCGCTCAAGCGCAACACCTGCGCGAACTTGTGCAAATGATTGTTGAGTCTGGCAAGCAAGGACACGGCGAAACGTGGAACCGGCTACATCGCAAGATGAAGGTAAACAGCTATCTGAATCTTTCCCCCACGCAATTCGATGATGCCGTTGCATACCTGCAAGGCAAGATGGACGGGCAAAGCATGGCGGCGTTGGTACAAAAGCATTTCCCGAACGCGGTAAAGGCACTCCCAGCGCCAGCACAAGCTGAACTTGACCTAACATCATTCAGCCTGCTTGGTGTGCGCTTGCTGATAAGCCACGATCACACTGGACGGGAGGTTATCCAGCGCGTGCCACATGGGATGACATTGCACATATCATGCGCGATCACTTCTTGATGCCCAGCACAAAGCAACTTGTCAGCATCGTGAATGCTGGCGTCGAAGCGATGGCAAAGCGCTCGGGGTACGGGAAGGCTGAGATGATGCCTGCCTAATCCCATCGAATTCTAGGGAATTAAAACCACGCCAGCTCAGGTAGCGGGATTCAAAAAGGATGGAATATGGAATCTTGCTGTGCCGCAGAATTACTTTGCGAAAGTTGCGAAACCAACGACGCGAACGATTTGCACACATGCCCGTATAGACTGGCAAAGTATTGCAACGAACCTGATGAGATACAAGGTCAGCTATGCAATTGCTGCGACGATTGCACAGATCGTTGCAAAGAGAGATCGTAATGCCGCTTAGGTAGCGAGTTTATAAGAGAGGTTAAAAATGAGTACAGAATCAGATGAAGCACTGACGCAATTTCTGCGCACACGAAACAACCTAAGCGTCCCAAACTACTTTTCAGCAACAGCCGACGCATGGCTAGAGGTAATGGCACCTGCTTTTAAGGCGCTAGCGGCTGAGTGTTTGAAGGTCAATCCGAAGCGGCCTGATACGCCTTTTGATCTACACTAACAATATCGCATAGAAGCGTTTTGTATGGCGCAGCATGAAAATGCTAGGCGGCGTAAGGCACTGTATCGAAGAGTATCGCGTCTAGCTCATTCTATGAGTGAGTTATTCAGGATACTGTTCTGAAGCCTTTTGGTACATCTGCTGACAAGCTTTCAAGGCAAGTCTGATTTGATCGGCTCGGGCACTTTCCCCGATAAGAAACTCTCCATCCGGTCTGTAAAGCTCGGCTCCAGTACATCCAGCGGCACTGGCTCCAGCTTCGGGAGTCGCACCGTTTGGACGCTCGGGGCGACTGCGCAGGCTGTCAGATAGCCGCTGCACAGTAGTATTAAGACGCGCAAGTTCACGATTTTTCTCCGTCCGTAATTTGTCCATTCCAGCCTGTAGTTCGGCCTCTTTGTCGCGCTGGGCTGTAGTGATGGTGAGCTTCTCGGCGTCCCATTTAGACTGCACAGCTTTGGCACCGTAATCGTTGCCGAGGTAGAACGACCAGCCGCCATACACTGCGATGACGGCGGCTGCGAGAAAAGTGCGGATCATCACTACTTCCCAATACACTTGGCGGTGCGGAACACAGGAGCGCGCCGCTCAAACTCAAACGGGCCTAAGTACAGCCGGGATGTTCCAGGTCGGGCGTATGGGCGCACAAAATATAAATGCCAACGCCAGCGAATTGCTATCGTCCACCTATGCGTGGATACATGCCATCCGTCCCCGTGCCAAGTGTCATCAAACCTGCCTTTTTTGACAATATGCATCACTCCATCACCTCCCCGAGGCACACCTTGCGGGCAGCTTCACGTCGCTTCGTCAGCCCTGGCATTGGGACGAGCACTCCGAGTACCCTGCCTTTGTTCCAGCGCGGGAGCTGCTCGCATGCCTCTCTGTACTTTCCTGCTGCAAGAAGTCGAGCTGCTGTTGATTCTGCTTTGTTGCACGCGATTGTTGGGCCAAGGTTGTAAACGCTGTCAGCGAACGCCGCCAAAACGTTGATCGGTAGCCCTGGCCTGCACGTGTCCACCCTTGATACGGTCTCATACATCTCCCTCGTCAAAAGAGCTTTGCATTCAGAAACTGTCTTGTAGTCGCCAATCTGCACGCCTCGGGTGCTCCCGAAGCAGATGGTCGGAATGCCCTGGGCAGGATCTCGGTAGGCCCACTGGCGCAGGCCCTCCGCAGGTATCGCAAGCGCTGTGGCGATGGCCAGCGCTGCTGCCTTGCGTTGTGCTGGTGTCATTCCGCTAGTTTTTGCTTCAGTGCATACCCCAGCAAAGGCCACAACTTCTGCTTGGCATTCTCGCGCGCGATCTTGCGGCCAAGCTCTGCGTCGAAGTTTTCCGGGCTCGCGCAGGCCGATTCGCCGGTGACGGTGAAGCCGTTGCGCAGGACCAGGACACAGAAGGTTAGAAGGTGCAATGCTTTTGGCAAGCTGTTGAACGCAGTTACCGAGTCAGCATCTGTCGTTGACAAATAGCCAAGCGCCCCGTCTGCGGCTGTGAAGTACACCTCTTTGGCGATATTCGCCTCGATGTCAGCGGGTGTGACACGCGGGGCAGTCAGACCTTTTGCCTGAATCTCTTGTTCGATTTGGTTGTCGTTCATTTCATTTCTCCAGTTAAAAAATCAATCCTCAATATCCCTCGGCAGCTGTGTATGCTCCCGCCAAGTCTTACAAGAGCACTGCCGCGCATCTTCCAACTTCTTCTCTGCAGCCTCCACTCGCTCAGTCAGAGCCTCCATCTTTTGCGCCATAGCATCCAGTACAGCGAGTGTTTGCGCGTCCATCAGAATGTCAGATCAAAAAGCACGACCAGCGAAAACATGACCGCCACAACAAACAGCGCACCGACAACCATCACCCAATCAATCACATCGTCTTTTTCGTCCATTGCAGAACCCTCCTACTGATGAATATGGATGCCGTCAGTGCCAGCAGTACCAGTGCATTTGCTGCCCGGTACGCTGTGCTGTGGTGCTTTGCATGCATGGTCAAGGCGTCTTGTTGGTGAGCGCTTGCCATAGCCCGATGACAGCGGCAACAGGTGGTACGACCCACATGACGATGCGCCTGAGCCATTTCCCGGTGAATGCCACACCTTTGAAGAATCCACGGCCCATCTCGACAATCTCGTATATGTCGTGCGTTTTGGCCGTGTTTTCATCTAGTGCCTTCTTGTTTGCTTCCATCATCGCTTCTAGTGCTTTGATGTCAGCAGAAACAATCCGATGGTTCCCAGCTACGTTATCTTCCAGGCATCCCATGCGAACGTCGGCATCATCTAGGCTTTTAACAATAGCATCCATCCGCGCATCACCTTCTTGCAACCGGGCGAATATCCGGTCCATCGTGTTCTGCACGTCGAGCAATTTAAAGCAGTCGTTGGGCGTGTGCCAATCTGCTCGACGTTCGCCTTGACGCATCTGTATCGTTTTGATTGGCGTCTGGTCGCGGTCAAAAACGTCTGTCATGGGCGTGGCCTTTGCGAAAAGTTGAACTCAGCCTCAAACGCCCGTTTACAGTGCGACCGCTCAAGCGGTAGGAACAGGAAATCTATGATTGGCCTGAATATCCTGCCGTATAACTTCCCTTCGCGCTCACCAAGCCATGCAGATGCGCTAAGTGTTTCGTCCGGGTATCCGCCGATCAGCGTATTGATTAGCTGGTCTATGGCGATGAGAATATTCAGGACGTAGCGCAGCATGTTTACAGCGTTGCGGCGGTGATGAATAGGTCGTCAATATCAGCTTCTGACATGCCCAACGCTGCGGCCATGGCAGGAACCAGACCAGCGTTACGCTCTACCGAAGATGCGTATTCCCACTCGATTGCTGCTGCGGTTTTTGCAGGCTCAGATAGCGAGGCAATCGCTGCATCAACACCAGCAAGCAACCCTGCTGCGTGCAAGGCAAGGCGTGCTTGTCGCATGGTGACTGACTGGGGCACGGACGCCAATCGTAAGCGCTCTGTCTCTGCCGCAATCTGCTCCGCTGCGGTATGCAGCACGTTATCCGCGTCGGTGTAGTCTGTGAACCGTGGGACGACCTCCCACGTTTCTTCCCAGTGGCCTAGATTGGTTAGTACCGGCGCTGCGGCCTGTACGCGCTCAGTGAGTGCGTTGTAAGCTGGCTGCGGTGTCGGGAACACGTATGCGTATTCGTCTGGTGGGACGAATGGATGGGGGAAACTGACGTTGGGGTGCAGGGCGCGAATGTCTTGTTCGCTGTGCTGGGTTTGGGTTGTGGTGTTGATGTACATGATTTTCCTAAGCGAAGGCCAAAAATAAATATGAAACGCCATTTGCATTGATGGAGCAAGTGGCTTCTTCGTTCACAACTATTCCACTCGTATCAGGATCAACAGCGTCCGCCGATGTAGTTTCTGCGGCTGTTGAGTTGAGTTGCAATCCAAAATCTGTTGAGGCCACAATTCCTCTTACGGTGTCGAATACCCACCACGCTCCTGTTGTGCTTGATGCCTTAATTAAGACAAATCTCGCCCCGGTTGTGAATCCACAATCTATGGTTTGGCTTGTTCCGTTGCCGGTGTAACTCCCGCACTTACTGATGCCAGCTTTGGTGGCAAAAAGATACGCCACAAAAGTTCCGGTATTCTGGTTCACATCATCGTGCGTGCCGACCGTAAACACTGATGCAGTCGGCGCGGTATCGTTCCAGATGGTGTCTAAATCAGCCGTTGCGGCTGTTGTGTTTAGTACTAGATAATCTGTTGCGTCACCGGCATAGACATACCACGCATCGGCTGCGCTGCGCTTTTTCACAATCATCAACTCAGGCGCAACGCCCAAGCTATGCGCTACGGTGGTGGCTGATCCAGTGCCGGTGTAACAAACGATGTCGAATACGCCGGGGGCGCGTTTGAAGAACCAGTTGATGTAGGTAACAGCGTTTCCGTTGACCAAATTATTTGGGCTATCCGTACCAAGTGAGAACCCATCCATACCGTAGGCTGTAACGGAGTTCGCATCTGTCACTTCTGCTGCGGTTGAATATGATCCTTCAAACCCTTTAGTCGCCCCTCTAAGGCGATCAAACCACTGAATACCGTACCCGCCAGATGGTCGCCCACCGATAACACTCAAATCAGGCGCAAACCCCACGCCAGTCACCGTAGCAGCAGCTCCAGTACCAGTCCTTGCAATCGCGTTGTAAACCTGCGTGCCTACTGCTGGCGGCTTGTTCGGGCGGCGGATGGCAGCGTAAATGTAGGTAGATGATGCTGCTTGGTTAGCTACATCAAACCCATCAGCCTTCGGGCCAACAGCATAGCCCTCAGTACCTCCTTGCTCACTGCTAGATGACTCTGCATACAAATAGAAGCGCTTCGTCCTTGAAGCTCCACGCATAACATCAAGAATGCTCCAATTGCCTGTAGCACTGGACCTTTTCATAAGCACCCACTGCGGCTCCCACCCAAGATTCACCGTAGCATTCCCGCTGCCGTCAGTAGTAAACGATCCGCACTGAATAATCCCATCGGCGCTGGTGTCGTGGGCGAAGAGGTAGGCGACGTAGGTTTCGCCGTTTGCGTTGTTTATGCCATATCCGCTAGACACTTCAAAAGTTGAAGATGTATGTCCAGTTGCGACACCTGTGACACCGGCAGAATTGGTTGCATTTAAGTACAGTCCAGAAGAACCAAGTGAACGGTGATACACGCCCCAGTATCCTGTTGTTCCAGTTGATTTGCTAATTATCATCCCCGGCGCAACGCCAAGGCTATGAGCAATCTGCCTACCAGTTGCACCATTCCCCGTATAAGTCACCACATCAAAGAACTTCGCGGCTTTTCTAAAAACCCAATCTACGTAAGTAGCCGCATTGGTGTTCATCTTCGCCAGAGAGCCAACTGTATGCCCAGTGGAGCTTACCGCCTTCAATCCAGTAGACTGGGTTGTCTGAGCTGCCGTTGAGTTACTTACCAGATCGTATGTGACACCGCGAGCAGAGTCGTAGATGGCGTGGTCTGTAGCCCCGCTACGACCTTTTGACCAGAGCATGTAGCCCTGCGTCATGTCGATATTTGTGGTAACAGTTGCGTCAGCGCCTGTACCCGTTCGTGTGTACGCGCTGAACACGTCATCGACGTAAGTTGGTGCGGAAGCGCTGCCAGCGCCCATCATTGAGAGTAGTGCTTGGCTCATATCAGCTTGCCATAGATCGTTGTGCCAGCATCCCGGCTCCAAAGCAATATCTGGTCAACACCACTAGACTGTAGGGCTGTGCGGCCTGTAAGCGCGGCAAGATATGTGCTGATACTTGTCGTTGTAGTTCCGTCTGGCTTTATCCAATTCACTGTGGGCCACGTCAAGGTGTAAGCACCGCCATTCGTCAGCAGAATTAGAATCTGCCCAAGGTTTCCCGTAGGCGGGAAGTTACTAAACGCAATCGTGTGATTACCAGTAGCTGTGCTGGTCTGCACACTGCCTGCGGTGTAGTCGTAAGTCTGGGTACTTGTACCGCTGTTTCCTTTGTCAACTACAGTCATGCCGCAGTCGATGAGCATGGCTCTAATCAACTGGCTGTCAGCCAGAGTAGGTGCAGTAAGAGTCTTGTTGGTAAGAGTCTGCACGCCATTTAGTGAAACATCGCCCGTAGCACCAGTTGCACCTTGTGGTCCCGACAAGTAGATATTCCAATCTGCCAGCGTTCCGATTCCACCTATAACAGTTACGTTCACAACAAGCGTTGTTGATGCGTAGCTTGTCACTTGCCCAAACATGTAGTTTGCGTTGTTTGCTGCGCTCACCGCGACAACCCACTGCCCTGCGGCGAACTGCTTGCCAGATTGCGTTGTGAAAGATTTGCTGGCTATCTCTATAAGCAAACTCGTTGTACTTGTCGCCTGCAATGCAGCAGCGTAGGTTGATGCGTTTACTGCACTTGCAGCGGCGTTGCTTGCCTGCGTTGTAGCAATGCCAGCTTGTGTGGTGGCTGTTCCGGCGCTGGTAGCAGCGTTTCCAGCCTCTGTAGTAGCTATACCAGCTTGTGTGGTGGCTATTCCTGCCTGTGTCGTGGCGGTTGCTGCATTCGTTACGCACTCCCCAGCTACAGTATTTGTCTCAGTTACAAAGCCATCCAAAGCGCCAAGTAGCGCATCGGACTTTGAGCTAAAAGTGTCCGGGTCTGTGCGACTCGGCGCTGGTGGTAGTGCTGTAATTGTCGTCATAACATGCCCTCTATCTCAAGTGAAACCGACGAATAATCTGCGTACTGAACATTGATGCCCCAGTCTTTCGGATACCCGAAAGCAGTAAGCGGTGTAAATTTAGAATCGTCTGATGCAACCCACACAGCAGGCGTTGCGCGCAGAGCCGCAAGCGTTGAAAACACCCGGCGCAATTGCGAATTTGAAATCTGCATGTTGTAGCTGGTGTGCTTTGAAAAGCCACGTTCAACCAGCGTTGTGATACCAAACTCGTCAGTCTCTTTGCGGCTGTAGTCTGTTATGCCAGCGGTTGCGCCATACTCAACATCACCAATTTCTACTGTGTTGCCGTAGAGCGCTGCCCCACAGTGGATGGTTGATCCAGCAGCCGTCGGTGTAAAGGTTAGCTTTACAGTTGCGCTTGGGTATGGTGGCAATGGGCCAAATATGAAGTCTGTGAATACGTCATACGGCTCAAAGAAATATTCATACCAATTGCTTATGTACGTGTTATCAACATCCTGCGTTTCTGTGTAAACCAAAGTGCCACCGTTGAACATCTCACATTTCACAGCGCTTACGCCTGATACATCCAGCGCTGCAACCCCGTTGCAAATGCCTGGTGAAACCACAACGCACAGGTCAGCAATTGCTGTGTGAGTGCCTGACTGTGACCCTGTTGTAGTAATGGCTGATCCGCCTAATGTCGCTGCAAGATTGAATGTGTTTGTGGCTGCGTTTACGACGTAGTAAGTAGTGCCAGCAGTCAATCCAGTAGGCAGTGCGCCTGTAGTTGATAGCGTTAGAGTCGAGCCATTCGGCAATCCATGCGCGTTCCAAGTCACAACACATGGAGCTGCAATCGTCATCGTCACAGTTGCGCCAGCCGTTTGCTCTGTGCCTGTGCTGATGATTGAATCAAACATCGCCCAGCGGTTTGTCGGCCCAAGATCAATCCACAGCGGATCTGTACCAGTGAGCCTGGTGCTTGGCGCTGTACTGGTAGTTTTTGCTGTGTGTGTTGTGCCTGTTTGCGTGCCTGTAGTGTTGATGGCAACGCCGCCCATGGTTGATGCCACGTTGAACGTGTTTGCAGCAGCCCCGCTCACGTAGTATGTTGTCCCAACTGTTAGGCCGGTAGGCAGTGCGCCGGTTGTTGTGAACACTACCGCTGTATTGTTTGCTAGCCCGTGGCTGTTCCACGTTACCACGCAAGGCGATGCAATCGTCATCGTCACTGTTGCGCTTGATGTCGTAGTACCCTGGTGCGCTGAAGTGCATTCATAGGTGCGGTGCTCATCTCCTATCACATAGACTTCATCGCCAGCAGCGTAAGCATTTCCTACTGCCCATGCACTCGTCGGATCAGAGTTGGCAGGCTCCGCTACGGTGCTACTGACAAACGTTGGTGTAGATGGCTTGAGGACTTTAAGCATTGGTGTAGTCCCTCGTTTCTGGCATTCCGTCGGTGTCGAACTTCACCAGCGCCTGGGCAGTCTTGCGGGTGTTGGCGGCGATGGCGTTGTTCCCCGCTTTTTGCTCTTCGCGCAGGCGCGAAACTTCTGTGCGGAGTGCTTTTATTTCCTCAACGAGTGCCGTATTCCCGCTGGCCCTGTTGTAACGCTCTGGGTTGAATGGCTCTGGAATGATTACTTCGCCTTCATGGATTTGCGCCAGCATGTCCTTTGGCACGTTGTTTGTGCCAACAGCGAAACCTGGGAATCCTTTTGCCGCTCCGTAAGCATTAGCGTCGTTCAGCCATTTCTTCATGTCAACGCCTGCTGCCTGCAAGGTGCTAACAAGTCCAGGATTGTTTTCATATTTATTCACCATCGTAGTGAATTTCGCAGCGTCCGTCACCGTGGCCGTGTCGGCACCTAACATGGCGGCTGCTTGTGTTGCTGATAGGGCTGAAAAACTTGTGCCTGTACTAGAAGTGCCGCCACTTAGTCCTTGCGTTTGAACTGTATTAACAACATTCGTTGTTGTGTCTGCGGTCTTTTGCGTGATTTGCGTTGCGGCTAGTTTTGCCAGTTCAGCGTCATATCTGGCTTTATCCGCTGCTGCTTTCGCTGCGGCAGCTGATGCTTCTCTAGCTGCTGCTGCTTGAGCAGCTTCTCTAGCTGCTGCTGCGGCAGAGGCAACTCCTCCCATAGCATTGTCAATAGCCGCCTGCATCATCGCTCTAGCGTCGAATCGTTCACCTGCAAACCCTGGTGGCAATACGCCAGCTAGTTTTTCGTTTACCAGTTTCACCATGTCTGCTGGTACGCCGACTAGGTTTTCAGATGTCAGAGTTGGAAACTTTCCATTCAACAGTTGCGTCAACTGGTCTGGAGTGAGTGGCACATGAAAATCAGACTTCAACAATCCTGGGAACTTGCTAGAAATGATTTTGTTCAGTTCTGCATTGGTTAGCGGGGTCTTAGGTAGCACACTCGCAATCTTCGTTCCCCAAATGTCACCCAGATTAAACGCTGTGTACTCAGGCAAAACAGAAGTGTCAACCAGCTTTTTTATGGCGTCGTTGAACGTTTTAAGCAAAGGCGTTTTCTTTGCTTCATCTAACATGTAGACGGCTTCTACGTAACGATCTGACAGTGACTCTTCTGCTGCGCGCAGTCTGCGCTTACTCGCCTCAGCGTCAACACTAAGCGCCGTGAGCATAACGCTTGTGTTTGTTTCTTTCAGGATCGCTTCTTGCAACTTAACCCAAGCCTCCTTCGTTGGGTCTGCTGCAGCGGCGATCTCTTTCGGCAGCTTGTCAAGCTCGGACTGATTGACCTTTATTACAGCGTTCAGCGTCGCCCGCACTCGCGCCTCATCGCGCTGATAGTCTTGGATGCTGCGGCTGTAGTTCTTGGAAAGGTCAAGGAATGTACGCGCAGCCGGTGTGAGGTCTTTGTATGCACTGGTGTCGCCTGTTGCCGCACGATTCGCCACAACTTGGAAATTCTGGCGTGCCGTTGACAGATTTTGCAAAGGACTAGCTCCACCGTCGAGCGTAGCGATGAAGTCGCGCATCGTTTCAATGGTGGACTTCAGAACGTCAGCGTATTGCTTCTGGGCGTCAGCAACGGCCTTTTGAGCGTCCAGGCTTTGCTTGTATGCTTCGTCCTGCAGCTCAATGATCTTTAACTCAGCTTCCAACGCCTTATTGCGGTCATATGCGGCGGCGATGCTTTGAGCGGTATCTACTACACCTTGCAGGTTTGCTTTCTGCGATTCGGTGCGCTGATTCAGGCCGAACTCATAAAGCAATTTGCGAACGTCTTCTGGCAGATTGGAGCCACCTGCCCCGGAAGCACCGAGCGTTGTAAGGCTTTGGAATGCACTAGCACTCATTGTGCCGGAAGCAAGATTTGCGGCCATCTCAGCAGCACCACCGGCATTGGCCGTCCCAATAGCCACACCTTTGGTAGCCAAAAAGTCGCTCCAACTCACATTCGACCGATCCAGCTCGGCCTTTGCTGCAGCAGCCGGTGCCGTAGCGCTTGCCAGGAATGCAGAGCGCTCCAGCGCATCCGCCAGCATATTTCCACCATTTGCACGAATCAACTCAATTTGATTCTGTACTGAGTCAGCTTCTATGTCAGTAAGCTTTTGCCGTGCAGCCGTCAGCTTCTGAATTGTTAGCAACTCGCGGTACAGGCTTTCGTAATATGCGTCACCAGCATGGTCGCGTAGTGCCAAAGCAGTCGCTGCATCTTCTGCCTCCTGTGTCTTTCCTGACGCACGCAACAACTCAATGTTCGCATCCTCAATCTGCTTCTTCAAATCTGCATAAGAACTGGCAAGATTGTCAGCAGCAGTCTTGGCATCATTTGCTGCTTCTGCTTCTTTGTCTAACGACTTGGATAAATCGGAGTTTACAATTGCTTCGTTATTTTTAGCAATCGTTAATCTTAGCGTATCTTTCTCAGCCTCTGTTGTAGCTCTAGCAAGTTCAATCGTAGATTCGGAAATTGCCTTAACATAAGGTGCAATATCTAACTCACGTTGAAGTGTTGCTGCCCCAGCCGTGTCGCCCTTGGCCTTAAGTAAACCGATGCGGCTGTTCGTCACCATGTTTTCTGTATTTGACAGATTGCCGTAGGCCGCAATCAAGCCTTTTGTGGCGTTTGTTTGACGAACAGTTGCGATTTGTGTGTCGTTAAAACCTTTTGTCGCACTTGCCAATTCAAGCCCTGCCGCCTTAGCAGTTTGTCCTGTAACCTTTAACAACTCAATGTTTGTTGAGTTTGCTTCGGCTTGTGCAGACTTATAGCGACCTAGAATTTCAATACTCTTTTCCGTCGCCTTGTTTTCGTCATACTTAGCTTTGGCCGCATCCCCTGCAACAATTGTTGCTTCTGCGAGGCTTGCAACCAATGGATCAACTCCAGCCTTCGCAAGAGTGGCCCTAGCTTCCCCTATGCTTTTGTCAACGTCCTTCAGGTCTATGTCCCTTTGCAGTATGTCTGCGCCAACGTCATTGCCAAGTAGACGCGCCTTTTGCACAGCCAGACCGTCGCCTGTTTTCTGGAACCCTTCCAGGGCGCTCTTCATGCTTGTCAGTCCGGTTGCGCCATCAGAAACAGCTTCATTAAGGTCGTACTGGGCATCTGCAAGTTTCGCGGTGTTTACGGTGAGTTCTAGTCCAGCTATTACCGATTTGTCCGTAATTGTCTTTGTGTCTAGTAATGCTTGTGCAGAGGCAGCAGCTTCGTTAATGGGTTTGAGGTCGATGGCCTTTTGTGCGGCTCCCGCCCCTGTCTTGTCGCCCAGTGCCGTCAACGCTTTTACGGTGATGGAGGCAAAGGCGTTTTGTAAGTTCCCAAGTCCAGATATTGCTGCGGTGACATACCCTGTAGTTTTCTTGATAGCTTTGCCAAGGTCGTACTGGGCAGCAGTTTCCAATCCTGTTGTGATGATGCCAAGCTGTATGGCCTTCTCAGCCTCGGATAGCCCGCCGTTGGCTAGTCGGCCTGCTGCATCGCTCATGCTATCGAACGTTTCAGCGAGATCAATTGCACGTTGATCCGCCGCTGCTGCACCCTTGTTGCCGGTTGCTTCAAGCAAACCGATGCGAGCGGACGCTACATCTTGTGTCGCGCTTACCAATCGCTTCGCTGCTGATATTTCGGACTCACGCGCTTTTGTCAGATCGTACTGCGCCACCGTCAAATCAGCAGTTGCGATGATGGCAGCTTGATATGACTTCTCGTTTTCTGACAATCCATCATCAAGCAATCGCGCCGATGCCGCCACCTTTTGTGCGCTTACATCTGCTAGGTCTAAGTTGCGCTGCAACTCAGCAGCTCCAGTTTTGTCGCCTTTAGCAGTCAGTAAATCAACCTCGCTTTGTGCGTATGTCTTTGCGGCTTGCGCCAATGTCTCGCGCATGGACACCAGCGTCTTTCCTGCATCAATCTCACGATACATGGCAACGTGCAGCGCGTCAAAGCCTTCGGTGGCTTTTGCGAGCGCTAATGTGTTGGCCGTGTAGACCTCTCCCATGGCGCGCATCACGTCGATGTATGTTTGAGCAGAATCGGTTGACAGGCCTTCATATATGCTGGTGAGGTCTTTTGCTGCATCAGTAGCTTGTTCAATTGCTGTACTGAGCGCAGTAATAGCTGGAGTCATGTTTGCCAGCAACGCCGCAATGTCTGAATCTGGCAACTGTGACATTCCTGGCGTGTCACGCCGATATTGGTCATATGCAGGAGTGAATCCAATCTCCGCATCAACCACGCGCGATCCGTCCATCGGATTCCATACATAACCGCCATTTGCGCGACGTGCGATAGTGCCGGTGTTGAGTGCATCTAGGAATCCGCTGCCCAAATTAGATGCTGCACGCGCATTGATTACGTATTCTCCGTTACTGAGCATTACCGGGATACTGTCGCTTGTGCCGGTTCCTGGTCCGGTGATTAGCCCGCCTGTAGCGGCAGTTACATTACCGCTGGTAGCAGTAATCACAAATCCTTTTGGAATGCTGTAGCTGGTGGTGCTGAAAAGGTCTTGGATTGCGCCTTTTAATGCGCCGATGCCGCTAGTGACTTGGCTGTTGTTAAATATAGCGGATACATCGTCAACAGTTTGTTGGAACTTGGATTTAACCTGCGT